TCCAGAACGGGAATTTCATCCGGCTGATTCTGAACAACCACCAGTTCCGATTCCTGAACTGAAGGTGCATAAATTTTTTCTGATTTAACGTTAGTTGCTTTCATTCTGTGTGCCTCCTTGCGTGCTTCGGCTGCGACGGTTGCGTAATTCAGATGACCCTGTTCGAGCAGGTATTCACGGATATCGGTTAGCAGAATGCGGTGAACCGCGTGTTTGTCCTTTCTCCGGTAAAGTTGTTTGGTGATCATGAAGTAGTTGGCAATAACGCCCGGTATATCCCTGGTACTGATACAGGCAGTGTGCTGTTCAATTGCCTCGATCATCTCTTCACGGGTAACTAACGATGTTCTCATAGTCCCTCCTGAGCAGAAGCGTTAACAGGGAGGCACCAGTAACTGAGAGAATTGCGTGAATCAGTGGAAAAACGGGCAGAGAAAATACATGGGGCGTCAGGAAGCTGAGAACGTGCCTCATCTTCTGTCGGTGCAATAACGAAGTGATAGTGACGTTTTTGGCAGGAGTAAAAGCGCCAGATAAATTCAGGATGAGCAGGGGTAGGGATAGTAGCCACAATGGCAGCCTCCTTTTGCTAATTTAAGGAGCTACCGCGTGAGGTCTCAATCTCAATGGCGGTAGCACTGACTGGGTTGAGACTACCGGCGCAAAAGGGAACCGGCCTGCCTTTCGGCAGCCCAGCCAGCACTACCATTGATCTCTGAGCTAAACGCTACGTATGGCTGTGCGATGGCATGACACAAAAAAAAGACGCTTTTGGCGTCTGTGTCGCCTTTTGCATTATCCGGGGTCTCAATCCCGGCACCCGTTTTAATGAGGTGCCTGATAAGCATAAACCGAAAATGCCTCAAGGCGCAAGAGGTCAGGTTCAATGTAACATCGGCAGTTAAAAAACACAATTTATTAGAGCAAATATTCATTCATTAAGCCATGCCAGAGCTTCATCAACCTGCGCTTCGTCTTCGACGCTAAGCACTTCATCCTGGGGAACATAATCCGCCAGCATAGCGAAACAATATGTATCCCAATGGTCTGGTGAGTGCAGGTTGAGTTTTTTCTTCATATCCTCCTTACTCATCACCTTCCATTGACCTGCGGAGTTAATCCCTACAGGGATTTTCGACGCTTCCTCAATAGTTTCATTACCCTTATCCAGTCTCATACGACCAGATTTTACGGCCTCTGCGGCTTGAACGTTGGCATAAGCACGTTTATCAAAGTACAGGCTCTTATCTTCACGGCTATGCATCTTTTTACCCCAGCGTATACGCTGTACGGTAATACCATAATACTCGTACATCAGATCCGCCGTTGCTTTACCCAGGCCATCGCCGTCTATCGCTATGGTAATATTTGGGAATCGCTCAGGATTACATTCTGCGAAAATTTTGGCGGCAAGCTGCGTTTCTGTAACGTCTGTGTATTCCAGCATTCGATAGTTGATTACACGGCGTTTATTTCTCTGGCCGGACACCATCATGATATTGATAACGGACTTATCCCTTCCCGTGCCACCAGCAACGTCCACACATGCAAGCCAGCCCCATCCTTTGGCAATCTTGACTTTCCGCCGCGTTGCGCGTTCAACCTCATCACGTCCAAGAAGGAAGCCATCCTGTGATTTAGGGAATAGGCCGCGTACCTTAATCATGTACATAGGGTTATCACGCCCACCGTACTCCGCCAGCTTCATTTTGATAAATGCTGGCGTTACCAACGGTGATTCCTCACTGTTAAGCGTGATCGCCGTATAAACGCCATCAGGGTTACCAGGACGCTTGGCCAGTTTATGGTGTGTATCGTAGAAATAGCCGCTTGGGCGTGTAGGCTGTGACAGCAATAAGATGCGGTTATCCTGTCCGGTAAGAGCACCGGTGATGATACCGAAAGCTCTATCACTGACACCGGAGGCTTCATCGATAATATACAGAAGATGATCTGCGTGTTCACCGGCGAGAGCTTCTTCACTTCCCAGACGAAAGCCCTTCGGTACTACAGTCCATACACCTTTACCAGTAACCTCATAGAAAGCGGTTTCTGTCAGAACAAAATAATCAGCAAGCCATGGAAAACGGCTGGTGGCAGTAGCCCAGTTTATCTTGATGTACTTGAATATACCGGTCATTACCTGCTGAATTTTGTTCGCAACGATAATGGCTCGGGCACCGGGATACATGATTATGAACAACATGATCATGATAGAAGTCATGTCTGATTTCCCGGTACCATGACCAGACGAAACAGATGTCTTGCTACCCTGTTCCTGCACAGACTCAATAATCAGATCCTGCTGCCAGGTAGGTGTTTTGCCGAACAAAACATCAGCGGCCGCAATCCAGTCATAACGATATAGCGCCACCAGCTCGCGCCAACGTGGATCCGTTACGCAACTTCTGGCCATTAATCATCATCCCCGTATAGCTTGCGGGTAACTTCTTCGTCTTCCTCCTCGTCTTCGTCCAGGTCTTGTTCCAGCCATGGGTCGTTTGATACACCTTCAGTATCAACATCTCCATAACCGCCTGTATCAACGATATCGGCGATTTCTTCCCTACGCTGCTCAATCCACAATGCGGCATCGGCGCGGCGGTTGGCGGCCCGTTCTCGCGCAACTTTGTCCAGATCTTCAAGAGAAGGGCCACCGACGGCTGTTTGCCTTTCCTCATCATCGGTATTGGTCTTAGGAGCACGCAGATCGGCTTTGATTTGCTCCAGCATCAGGGGCGGAACTTTCCCGCCATGCGCCTCGATGAATTCAGCTGCTTCCAGCACTGACCAGTTATTTTCACGCTTTCGTTCGTATGCCAGTTTAACAATGCCAGCTTGCCCCATAGACAAAGCGTGCTTTTCCGCCTCCCGGCTTTCTTTTCGATAGTTATTCCGGATGCTGTAAATGGTGTTGATCAGGCTGCTTATCTGCGCGGAACAGCTGTTTAGCATGCTCGCGATACGGTATTCAGGCGGAGTTCCTTCATCATCGTCTTTTTGCTGATCGCGCATTTCCTGAACCAAGCGAATACACGTATCCCTGGCGTTCTCCAGCATAAGGAGATGAGAGAGAGACTTTTCCAGAAGAGTGGTTTCCAGAACATCAGCCCCGGACCGACGCAACATAGCGCGCGCGGCCTTCCGCGCTTCAACGTTATCTATCAGGTAATCGCCAGCTTCGAATTCAAAGCGTTCACCATCATCATCCAGGGTGTCGCGTTCCAGGCGATCACGTAAGGTCCGGTGGGCGCGGGTGATCACGTCATGATCATCAGAACGATCATTTATGCGCTTATTCTGGCGCTTCGCGTTCTCGACTGCGGCACTGACAACAGCATTAACTCTTTGTTTTTCAGCCATTTCAGCCACAACGTGATCACCTGCACGTTGATCATTAGCGTGATCAATGATCATGCTTTTTAGTGGTTTTCTGACAGGCTTATTTGGCTTACGGCTGTCCGCTGTTCCGGTGTCTTCTTTGAATGCACGGAGATAACGACGTGCGGTGTTTGGGTTGAGATTAAACTCGGCGGCATATTGTGCGATGGTGTAACCACCATCTCGCGCCAGGCGAGCAAAATTCTTCTTGTGATCGTCCCAGGTCACTTATGCTTCCTTTCGTATAAAACTCTTTTTGACGCGAGGGTAACGAAAGTCACATGTCAAAAGGCCCGGAACGGGCAAGCAATCAATCAGATACGTGCGGATGTGGCATTACCGTAATGACGGTGCTGACGGGCCACCTTATTGAAAAGTTGACGCGCCATTACCCAAGGCTGGTGCTCCCGGCGTTCCTTTTCGTCCTGCGTCATATAGAGTTCGTTCTGGAGTTTTTCATCAAACCGGCGCGGAGCGCGACTGCGGCGAAAGAATTCAGGATTCAGAGAGTGGATCTGAAATCTACGTGGGCGTGTACTGTCATCAATCAAAACAGACGAATACTTAGACACAGCGATAGCCTTTAAGCGCAGATAAACATCGCGCTTATCGACATCCAGATGCGGGTATTCCTTTTCAAGAATTGCTGCGAGTTCTTTCGCTGATAGAAGAGATTTAGTGCGGATCATGTAATCCGCAATCTCGTACGATGTTATTCGTGAGTGATTTATTTCCATGAAGTGGCGTCCCTGCCAGTTAAGTAACATCCTGTCACCTACTGATTAGCCCATGTCAACTAATCAACGTCGAATATAATACCCTAGATTAAAGAAATAGCAATACATTAGAGCAATTTTATCTAACACTCGACGAATGACTTGTGATAGCGCCGACTCCAAGCGCGTAATCAAAGAACAATCGTTGATGCATCGCCAGCCTACCGTGCGTCTTCTCCCAATTATCGCGGTCACGCTCAATATCACGCTGGCATGACTGGCACAGAGGAATAGCATAAATGTCATGCGCGCATAATCGACTATGACGAACGATATAAGGCGTAATGTGAGCGCCAGCTCCCGCAGCTCCACAGCCACAGCATGGACGGGAAGCCACAAAGTCCATGTACTCGGGCAATTTTAGCGATTGAAGTTTTGGTATCTTGAAATGCGCCATACCTGGGTCGGAGTCAACATCCACAGGGCATACTTTTGCACGCATCGGCGCGGCGCGTTCTTCCATCATCTGAACATATGCTGTAGCGCGATCGTCATACGGGCGAATATCCGCCTCTTTCAGAGGTCCGCTATCCTGCGGAGTAGCCTTCATCTTATTTATTGATATGCGGCAGACTTCTTCCGGCATCAGGTGCATCATGTTGCGCATGAAAGCCCACCAGCACAGCTCCTGAATACTTAAATCATGGCTATTTGAAAGGCCCATTTCCTGACGGGCGACATCCAGTATCCAGTTAACGCGATTATTGTGCAGCGTTTCTTTCAGCTCATTAAAACCACGCATCCGGTAATGGTTATCGTGATGCCAGCACAACAACACCGCGCTATTGTCTCGTTCAGCGTGGACAATATGGTTGTCACACCAACTACGATCTGCGGCCTGGCATTGACCCTCTTTCCTACGCAACCACGCCACCAGCGCGTCAATTCCACCAATACGGCGAAACAGTTCATCGCTGTTAAAAAACGGCTGCAACGCCTCATTTGTTGCCATGGTTTGCTCGGTAACAACTAGGCCGTCTTCCATGTGCTCGATTAACTCACGCGGCACCGGCTCCATAATAAATTTACGGCCAGCCTCCACCAGCTTTCTGACCTCCTGATCCACTTTGAACGTGGCGAGGCCAAGCTCTTTCTGTACAAAGGGAGTAATTACGGCTTTCACATCACACCTTTAATCACTGATTGGGCTTTATCTGCTGCCCGACATTATCTGTTTAAGCACAACCATTTCCTGACGGCATAACACAGCAATAGCGGTCCTGGCACCAATTTGCTTACTAACCAGGTATTGCTTTATCTTGCGGCGACTCACGCCATCAAGAAGCATCTTTAACGCTTCACGGGACAATTTGTTGTATTTGCGTGCCATTAATCTACTCCGCAGAACCATACAATCTACGTAACGTGGCGGCGACAGAAGATACAGATATCTCGCCAGTCGCAGCGCCTACAGTAAGGTCTGCCAGTTCAGGTGAATCAAATACCTGCACCCCGTTACGGCGTAGAAATAGCAGCGCACTGTTTAGCGCGGTACGCTTATTGGCATCATTGAATATATGCCCTCTCGCTGTAGCCACCAGGTAGGTGGCGGAGACTTCGAAAAGGTCGGTGATCTCTTCGTAGGCAACTCTGGCCTGAACTCTCCCGATAATGGCCTCTGCCCTACCCGGATCTGACATTCCCGGCAGGCCGCCGTAGCGGTTTATATTCGCATCATGAAGCGCAATAAGTTCTTCCGGTGATATATGCCTCATTATCGGTTAACCAGTTCCTTGTTGGTGGAGTCCAGGGTGTCAAACAGGGATGCAAATTCAGCATCCAGCGCCGCTTTTTTGTAGGCTTCGAAAGTAGCCTTGCTGACAATTACTGCTGGCTCACGGCCTCTGCGGGTGATTTCAACCTCTTCCCCGGCTTCAACATTGTTGAGCACTTCAGAAAGGTTGCCGCGCGCGGTACGGAAGTTAATGGATTGCATAAACACCTCGTGTACTCGTTATGTGTACACAATTATAAACTTCACAGGCATAAAGCACCAGCACTTTGCAGCTTAAATCACCGGACAATCATCAAATTCCCCACTTCGGGCATCATTAATGACATGAGTGATCACACCAAACACAGCATTACTCCCCGTGCATCCATCGTCATCCACTGGTAACGCCTCTTTCTTCCCGGTGCTTAAATCCTCCAGGTGCTGGCGCGGATACTTTCGGTATCTCTTTATGCGATATTCACCCTCCATAGCGCACACAAGCAGCGAACCATCAACTGGAGTAAGCGAAGAATCAACCACCAGCAAAGCACCCTGCAATATTCCCTCACGGTGATGGCTATCAGCTGCCCGCATGAAGTAGGTTGCTGATGGATGTCTAATTATCTGCTGATCAAGAGAAATTCGGCTTTCAACATAATCCGCCGCAGGAGAAGGGAAACCCATAGCGTTTTACCTCAAAAATACTGTTTATCTATACAGCATACATTAAAGAAGCACCTTTGGTGCAAACGCGTTATGTACATCAACCACCGCTGATGATTTTTGTGCGCTTTGCTACTATTCATCACCGCGGGATCAGCGTAACCTCGTTGCCAATCAGTTAATAAGGAATTAGCTATGCCTAATCGCATTCCTCTCGATCCTGTATTGCCCAAAAATTTTGACTGCACTCCTAACGAGAAACGCTCTAAAGCTCAGCTGGACGCCTAGTGGGACCATCCATATGGGGTTACACAACCTGACGGGAAAATTGTAGTTTATTGTCTGAATGGTGGGGCGTGGGACCGTCCATCCGTGCTTTGTTTGGCAGATAACTATGATGAAGCCTGTGAACTTGCCGAAAGACAGCAGGCAAGCTGGGTAAAAACACGGTCTGAACCGACATTCATGTTTTCAAAAGAACCGCCATTTATACTGGCGAGGATGCCGCAGCGACCGGATCATCAACAAGAAATTGTTGCTGAATTTTCCTCAAGGGATGAGATGAATCTCTTCTCATTAAAGCAGGAAGAAAGGGATCGCGTCGAAGTGTCTCCAACTCTCGACCACAACCGGATGAACCTGGCCCAGCTCGCCTGGTACAGCAAAGAATTAGAGATGTCTATTGCCCGGCTTGAAAACGAAAAAGCCGCTATCCAAGTCCAGCACGAAGTAGTTCTGAACCGGATTAGAGAAATGCAAAACGATAACAGGGGATTTTGAATGGCTAAAATCGAGTACCATCGCGATCGCGGTAATTACCTGGAAATATACGATCATGAATCTCTTAACGATATCAACGATGCGTTATATGAATACTGTGAAAAAACGAGCATCACAGATGCACCTGATGCATTTGTCGAGCTGCCGGTATATCTCCGCGACATCTATGCAATACGAACACCGCCCGTATCGGTGATTCACATTGGCTATGTCCGCCTGTCCATCGAAGAAGATGAAGATCGTTATATCGTGCGCCACTATACATTGGACAGAAAAGAACTTCCTAATGAATGGAACATGAGTAATTTCTACAACGGTGAATATGGCTTAAAATCCGCTAATAATTTACGGTCATAATCTATACAGGCATGTATAACAACAACGAGCCTATTAGCTGTCAACAACGTTATTTCCTCAAATAAGAAAAAGCAGAAAACAAATTATTTAAGGTCACAAATTGTGGCCTTGATGGAGGAGGGAGGCTTATTGGCTATGGCTAAAAATCAAATTAGACACTTCATGTTGCTGTAGCTCATCAAGATCCGAGGCCACAAAACCTTTTCCGAAAAACTTCACAAGTAACTCACTAGCCGCATCATTGTCACCTATTACACGAAAGTCATACGGCAACGTCGCAAGTTGACGATGTAATCCTGCTGAGAAAGTCGAATCTAACAGCGCCCAGAATTCCCACCGCAGGATAATACTCGCCTCTTAATACTGTATATATGTTGTTACGATATGTTTTTCTGTCTCTAAAAAAAGATGTTTGAAGGGGATAAAAATATACAATTCCAACAAACGTTATTTTTAACAATTTTTTTCTTTGCGTTGACTTTCCCGGACACCTTGTCTGACCGAAGGTGCGCGAAAGCCACTTTTTCCTTCCTGAGTTATCCACAAAGTTATGCACTTGCAAGAGGGCCATTTTCTACATATTGTGGTGGCTAACAGATGAAATGAATGTAGATTAATTGAAGATAAGGAGAAAATTTGAGATGCAATCATGACGTTAATAGATAGGGTCTGCATTACAGACCCCACCCGCATCAAGGAATTAGCCGTTCCCTGATGTTTTTCCGAAAACATGTGCCGTAAGCTCACGTTAACGACTTTCATTCACCGAATCCAACTATATAGGGGTTGGGTTTCTACGTCAACGTGAGCAAGTGCACCTTTACATTTGACAAGGAACCACCTGAATGAACGCTTTTTTTCAGTTCCTGAGTGCATTTTTAGATGCGCCTATTATTAGCCAGATTCTGGCTATTATCCTCATCATCGTTTTGATTTTGCTTTTAAGGTCAGTAAAAAATGGAATTATGCACTGGCTTACTTAATGTTTCAGTGAAACATTAAAATCTCCTTGATGTGGAAACAATCATTTTCTGTATGTGCTGGTGGGCACCTGTAGTTCAGCTTTCGTTGGCATTTAACTTCGTCTTTGCTTTCTCCACCAGCAACTTCCAGATGCCTATTTCATTAGCAGCCGCCTTGATGGCGGCATAAAAAGCATCTTGCTGATCGTAACGCTGGATCTGTTTTTTCAGTTTTGCCTCCACCAATTTAATTTCATTACGTGCTTTCTGAAGCCGCATCACCGCCCGGTTACGTCTGTTCTTGTATAGCGTGTTAATCTCTGACAATTGCTTTAATTTACCAGCCTGACTGCGGATTATCGCCTCCCTGGCTTCTGCCGTGCGTCTCATCTGATCTCTTAAGAGTTCACCGTTTTCGATAATTCTTTCAAGGTGTTTGATGTGATCTGCAACTCTCATACTTCACCCTCGCTTGTATCACCAGCGTCCACCAACGACAATAAAGCCCTGGCCATCTTATGAACCAACAGTGCATCAATAATGCCAAGCGTATGCCCCGGCTTAATGTTTAATGCTGCCTCAAGATGACACCTTTCCAGACCGCTTTTCTCGGCTTGTTTATGATGATATGGCGTAATAACGTCGCCCAAAACACGGCTAATTCTTTCTCGTAATTGCTGGGTGCCAGCACACTTGATCGCTGTATCGTGGAGACGGTTAACCAGTTCGCGATAAACATGCGGCTTAATGCGGATACGTTCACCGGTGACGCCCTTTCCTGGCGTAGGCACCGAACTATCCGGAATATCCGGATAGTTGCCAGCCAGTCTACGCAAAACAGCCTTAATTGCATCAATACGGTCATCATCAACTTTTTCTACAATATTGGAATTTAAATACTTCGAAGCCTTGCTATGCCAATCGCTGGTTTTAGGGTCTTGTCCATCCATCAAACGCCAAGCTTCAGCGATTAACTCATAGCCAGTAACAGTGGCTTCCTGCGCATCACCAATCAGTTGTGTGATCTCTCTTTCAAGCATGCTTAGAGCGTTAGGCATTGGTTTTTCTTCCGGTACTACTGGAACGGGGGGAGCGGCGTAGACCTCAATAATTCCATTATCAATAGGCCATTCTCCATCCTTGAGGTAGTCACTTGTGCCGTCAACTTGCTGTTCTGCAATGTGGAATGCACCTATTGGTTTTGCTTCCAGTGATGCCAGAGCAATTCGTGCCAGTTCTTCCGCTTCTTCTGCTGGCAGTACAACGTTGCTACCAGGTCCGTATGTTTCGCGCCACTGCTTGATTGTCAGTAGTCGCTCTTTGGTAATAGTGATCATGCCGCGTTTCCTTCTTTCTTATTAACAATTACACCGTCATATATTTCATTAAGGTGCCCTCTTAACTCCATGCGCCTTAATGCAGATAACATGTAATCGCATTCAACCTGCTTATTTCCAGTAAATGGCTTATCGTCAGGATTACCCCAACAGCAATTACCCTTGGGCCACCCATGTACTTTCCGTACTCTTCCGTTAACAACGTGAAGTAATCCCCAGCCAGGAGGTAAATCCTCAATTGAAATAATTCCCGGCTCACTAATAAAGAATCGCCAGTCGCCCATGCCAAGTGAGGGATTTTTACGGAAACGCTTTTTTCTATCTGCCAACAAATCAGCACGAGAACACTTCGCCTCTATCAGGCATGATGCTGAATTTCTGAATCCCATAGCATCTGGCTGTTCTCCGGTACTGGTTACAGCTATAAAGCGGTCATGAAAACAAACCTTGAACCCGTTGCGCTTAAGGAACTTGTACGCAATCTGACAGAGTTCGCGGTGTGTTAACGCCATATCACTCTCCTTTGATGCGAATGCCAGCGGCGCGGGGCACATTAACTTCCACGATGCGCACAGTTGGTTTGTACATCTCAATCGCAGTCAGCCAGTCAGCGCCAGTCATGCGCTTTTCTGCATCGCCATTAGTCCACTTAACCGGTACACCAATAGCCTTCATCGCGATTTCTATTTCCCCGGCAATGGCGCTTTTTCCGCAACCAGTAAAACCAGATACAACGACCAGAACTTCACCTTTGGCTGGTTTTATTTCCCGCGCTTCCAGTTCTGCTATGCGCTTACTTCCATCCGAGATAACACCTTCGTAATACTCACGCTGCTCGTTGAGTTTTGATTTTGCTTCCTCAAGCTCAACTCTCAGCTTCCCTACCGTTAGAGCAATATCCTCGTTCTCCTGGTCACGGCGTTTGATGTATTGCTGGTTTCTTTCCCGTTCATCCAGTAGTGCCAGCACGGTTTCTGGTCCGGCCAGAAATTTGAAGGCGTTGAGCGCATCAATATCCACACCGTAATCTTTAAGTTCCTGTTCACTTAACAAATCATCATCAGCTGGCAACATTAACAGGCGTTCCATTGCTGGAATTGCACGTTCCGCCGCCTCACGCAGTGCCTGGTAATTAATTTCGCTCACTGGTTGCCTCCTTTGCGAAGCTGTTCAGCAATACTTACGCATATCTCTGCGCCTCTAATCAGCCCCGGAACGTTCTTGTTTGGCCCAACTTCACCATCAACAAAATCAATCATCGCGTTACGAGCCATATCCACCCCCTGCGCCCGAACTTCAGCCAGGAAAGCGTCGGTGGCTGGAATTTGCGGCATCCCTCCGTCTGTTGCGCAGATATACGCATCAGATATTTCATCCTGCTGGCCATCAAACACGTAGCAACAGCCCCTGATAAACAGCTTCATTGAGGCATTCTCCACTGCCAGCGCCGTGCGATTACCATCCAGCTCTGCAATACGCTGTTTTGCGGCATCCAGTTCAATCGACAATTTTTCCAACTGCTCTTGATGCTTCTTGTATTCCTGATATGCGTGCCAAGACTGACCTTTGCGCACACTATCAGTGATATCAGTAATCTGTTCTGGTGTTAGCGTGGCCAGTGGCTGTGATGGGAAAATAAGCACTTTCCCGGAATCCCAATCAAAACCAGCGTGAATTGACTGAACCTCAACTGAAGGTGTTGAACCAATGCTGCCAGGCGAATGAACAACGATCGTTACATCCATATCGCGACGATGGCTGTGGTTGTTGGACAAAATACGATTCACCAACTCAGAAAATTTGGAAAATTTCACGCTGATTCCCCTTTCTCTGCTCTCTCCTGTCGGAACATCACTATCATCAGGTCGCCTTTTGTCGCTATCCTGGCTGTTGTACCTGGTTCAATGCGGCTAAGCTCAAATGCGTCATAGAACGCTTCTAATGCCTTCTGGCGTAGTTCCTGTTTGCGCCGTTTTTTCCACTGTTTTAGGAAAATGGAACCCAGCCATCGCCATGTACGGGACATGATGTAAAGCCAACCGAGAAGTGCCAGACCGGTATTTAGGAGCGTATCGATCGTTATTGTCGTGTCGATATTCACTGGCTGCTTCCTTTGCGAATCTGTTCCGCCCATTCTTCAAGGGATTTCTCCGCATATTCACCAGACAGGCCATCAATCGGATGCGCTTCATTAGCCAACTCTTCTTTCGCTGACAAAATCATGCGTGTAACGTCGAAAACTTCACGCAAAGACTTATTGATAAATCCGTGATTGAACGCAGCAGCAAGACGGCTGGCGGTATAGTTAATCCCCTCGTTGCGTGCTTCCGCACGTACTTCAGCAAGGAAAGCATCGGTGGCTGGGGTTTCGACATTAGGTCGAAGCTCATAATCACAAACTCTTTCAATCCATGGTGATACTCTGTCGCATTTCCTCTTCTTGCGTTCACCGACCTTGGTTGCCTGCTGAATAATTACCCCCCAGCAAATGCTTTCGACCTCTTCGCTCCATCCATCGCAAGCATCGCCTCTATAGTCGTCAATTGCAGCCTCAGCAGCAGCGATAGCCTCCTCAGCAGTTTTGTGACACTCGAAACTAAATTCAGAGCCATATGAGAAATACATAGCCCCGGCCTTCAGTCTTGCATTCTCCGCTGCCAGCGCCGCGCACTTGGCCTCAAGAGCGGCAACCACTTCCTGATGGTCTTTGTACTTAACGTATGAGCCGGAGATGTCATCACCTTCGGTGTTTAGCCATGCGTCATTGCAATTCACTGCGTAGGTTCTGATGCTCATGCTGATGCTCTCCCGCCCCTGACAGACGCCAGGCCAGTCAATAAAGTATCCGCAATGCCTACCCTCAGACGTGCGCGCAGGATAAATGCCGTTATGACCGGCAAAATATATGCTACCCATTCATCTTGCGTTGCCTGTTCCGCCGCCTCGCGCAGTTCTTGATAGTTAATTTTGCTCACTGGTTGCCCCCTGAATACGCTTAAACTCGATTACCCACACCCAAGGATTAGCGTTCCAACTATCTTCGCCATAAATTGATTTCCATAGGCTACGGAAACCTGGGTAATGCTTATCGCCAATGAGGGTCGATTCTGTTGGTGCGCCCTCAGCCCTTGCATCGCATTCGCTGATATCGTTCAACCGCTCAACGCGCACGTTGGTAATTTCCAGAAGAATGCGCGATGCCCAGCGCGGCATGTGAATTGATGGCGTCCACTTTTCTGATACTGGTTTATTACAAACCTCGACCGGAACCCGGTGCGTTTGTTCTGTCCAGGAGTTACGCACGCTTGCGCGATAAACCAGCGTTGCGACGTCCGTCGCTTTGCCATGTACCCGGTAGGTTTCGCGAACCCAAATACGATCGCCCGGTTGACCATATGGACAATGCTTGGCAAGCAACTCTGCGGCCACTGCCCGTCCATAGAATTTTTCTTCAACAATCCTGCGAGTCTGTGTTTTATTCCCGCCAAGAATTGCCCGGACCATCTCATCGTTAAAAATCATGCCGCGCTCTTTCACTTCGCCTTTCATGCATCCCCCTTACCCATGTGCGACGATGCCGCCAAAAGTGATAGAGAACAGCCAGAAATAGATCGCGGCCATAATGATTTTGAATGCCGTGTTCATATTTTCAGCTCCTGTGATTGATTGGATACATGCCGCGCCTTGCGGCATGTTTTTATTTTCACTTTCCCTGTTTTAAAAATCAAGATTTATTAGAGCAATTACTGTTGATGGAGAAGCGCGTTTTCATACTCCCTGACCATTAACGTAAGTACGCCGTGACTCCTGAAAACACGCGCCACTTCAATCTTATCTTCCAGCGCGAACGCGATTTTACTTAGACCAATTTTCTTAAGGAGAGCAATCTTTGCTGGGCCGTCATTTCTGTCATCGGTGGCAGGACGCATAGATAGCAAAGGCTCAGCCCCGTTTGTTACGTGCTTACGCAACCAGGCTCGTGTTTTATCCCTGGCTATCTCACAGCGCCCGGTTACAAACCAGACCGTGTAAACGTTAAATAACTGGCGCACCATATCAATAACTGGAGTGATGGGAGCATCAGTGTCACAGGCGAGATTAAACTCGTTCCAGTCCTTTGTTAATGCACCTTTACCTGGTGGCGGAAGCAAATGCAGTCTGTCTTCAGTTGCCTCTGATATTGTTCCATCAATATCAACTATGACGATATACGGACGTTCCTGGTGTGCGTGTTTATTGAAAATACTCAAATGCCCTCCTCATTGGACGAAAAAAATGCTGGTGGGCGCACTCCACCAGCATTAAAAGTGACACTGTAACTGTCAGCGAACGTAAATAGTGCCGCCGTTCTCTTTTTCCCATGCATCGCTACGTGCATAGCAAACATCGAGAAGTCTTCTTGCCGCTGTTTCCTCTAAACCCAATTCGACAACCAACTGCTCATGACGGCGGGTAACCACATCAAACAGGGTATGCAGCCCTTTAGCTGCCAGATCATCAATAAATTCCGGTTCGAACGGCAGCTCTGCATCTGCCAACATAACCTCTTGCGCCCACTCGACACGGCGGACCAGTTCCGGGCGGCGGCTTTCCATCTCTTTACAGATCAATTCATGGAAGAACTCTACCCAACCTTCCGGCTGGAACTCGCGGAAAATGGCCAGCGGCTGGAAGTTTGGCATCAACCATTCGTTGATTCGGATATCAATGGCATAGCCCATGTCGCAGCAGAACTGATAAGCAAAGTCCAGCTTAGAAACGATATAAGGAAGCTCGTTATTGAACTCTTTAGGCGATGAGATCCCATAAGCCAGGAGGCGCGGGAAGAAGGAGATTTGCCCTAACGTCGGATGAAGTTTGCTTGCAGGGAAACGGCGCTCAGTAATGCCATACATTTCCTTCTTGAGCGTCGCAAATTTGGCATTCTCATTAACCAGCGCGGTAACCTCTGCTTTTTTATTAGCAAATGCCACGCGCGCTTCGCTTGCATCTTTAATAGTTTTTTTGAGCTGTTGGTTAAGGTCGGCGACCTGCTTACGCAGTTCCTGTCGCTCGCTTTTAGCTTTGTTATAGCGTTTCTCAAGGTTAAAAGGATCAAGTTTCATGATCTCTTTATATTGAGATTTTAGCGTTGAAATCTGTGAGTTCCGCAGTTCAACCATCGCGGTCATTTCATTGAGTTTTGTTTCCAGCTCAATGCTTATACGTTCGGCATTATCAGCACGCTGGTTGGCGTCATGCGTCGCATCGTCGATCGCGTCCTGTTGCTGGCGTTTCAAATGTTCAATTTGCAGCTGAAGCTCTTCAATTTCTTTACCCTTCAGACCGAGATCCAACTGCATATTTTCAGCTGCATCTACCAGGGAGTTATGGCTATCAGCTTCTGCGTTATAAACATCAATAAGCTGTGCGTGAAGCATCTCCGCTGACTGAACCGCATTATCAAAAAAACGTGCTGTGAGGTCATCACAACTAACGCGGCGTTGCGCGGCCCGGATGTTCTGGATAATGGCCGGGATACCGGCATTCAGGACATCAGGGATAGATACATTTTCGATTGATTGGTTTTGTGCTGAAGTGCTCATTTCAAAGTTCCGTATTAGCTTGTGCTTCGGTCATTTTTCCTAAGTATGAAGGAGGAAGGACTACGCAATTTGTATCCAGTCCCTCACCTATGGCAGCCTGTAAAATTCTGGCTAAGGTGAGTCTCTTGTTGCGATACCTGGTGATGACATGCCTGATACCGCCGGTCGGCGTAACAAAGGCGATCAGCCAGTAGTGATATTTCCGTCGGAATGGCCACATAGTGCACCTTGTAGATTGCTCTAATAAAAAACGTGATGAGTGTACATCACGTTTTAAAAATATGGAATTATTAGAGCAATATTATTCTGATTCTCGCTCAAAAAATGAGCTGATAAGGGGAAGCCAATCCTCTGACACTTCGCGAGGTCGCGGTTTGCCGTGGAAAAAGATTATTCGGCAGTCTTTTGGTAATGCCCCATTCCCCCTGGAGTAACGCGCGCTCGCATATTTTGAACCAGGTTCCACAACATCGGCCTTGTAACTTACAAACCATCCTGGATACAGATCCTGAAATGCTGGTGTATCATCGCCCATAACCTTTCGTAAGAACCCCTGGTCACCCCAGCACTCAGTAGTGACACAACGAGAAATCCAACCTTCCGGATCTTGCCAGAATGAACTCCAGATATGCGCTTTAACACTATTTGGTATCCACAGGGCACCGCTGCCACGATATTGTGGATGGTAAAAATCCCTAAGCATGGTGAAGCTGGTTGGTGGATGCTCTAGGATTGGGCGTATATCACCGGCAATAACCGTGTCCAAATCCAGATAGAACAGATCATCGGTTATATCCGGTCGGAACAACTCGATTTTCGCCCACCAGCCACGGCACTTTTGCCACTGGTTGATCAATGGGACAACTTTGACGCCAGGTACATGTAAACGCTTCAGGTCTGTCAGGCAAATAATTTCATAGCCTTTTGGCAGTTGATTAACCAGCCACTGCACATCGGAAGCGTTATAGTCACCACCAGAGCGAAAAACTAAAGCAATCTTCATGCTGCACCATCACCTTTCACTTTCATCAATGTCAGGTTTCCGCAAAATACGGCACCAGTGTCGATATACTGCTGATTCCAGAATGTCTTCGGGCTTTTCACCGGAGTGTGACCAAAGATAAAACGATCTGCGCCCGAAATTTCGCCACCAATATCATCCATCGAATCACTGATACGCTCGCGCGCCCAGACAACGTTGAAAAGCGGCACCTCCTTACCGAATTGGTATTCATTATCCGGATAGTCGGCATGGGCTATAACGATAGTTTCTTGCCCCGTGTTCAACTCAATGATATAGGGCAGACGCTTTACCAGCTCCACCAGCGCCCAGGCTAATATTTCCTGATCAGTGTCCAGCATGAAGAACCATTGTCCGCCATTCATTAGCCAGTTATTCACGTTGCCATCTGGACTTAACGCATCAATCATCAGCCGCTCATGGTTCCCCATCACTGCCCTGAACCAGGGCATCTGCAATAGTTCCAGACATTCGACATTTTCAGTACCGCGATCGATAAGGTCGCCGACCGATATCAGTAAATCCTGCGCCGGGTCAAAATCCACACGATGGAGTTCGGACATCAGTCTGGTGTAGCAACCATGCAGATCACCAACAACCCAGACATTCCTGTATTTGGTACCGTCGATACGGTGATAAATTGTGGGTGCCATCATGTATTCTTCAGCCATTCTTTAAGAGTCATCTGCGGAATACCTCCCATTTTCCCGCATGAAACAACGTCAATCTGTTCACGCGCAGACTGGAATAACAAAGGCAGGTGACTTAGATTTTTTGGCGTGCCGCCGGAGTGAACGCGTAGTTCTTGCGTAGCGTCAACGCCCACCAGAGCTACATGTTTGAATCCGATATGGAAAGCCAGGTTCAGAGCACCATATGCACTATTGCCGCTGGCAATTTCATTCTCATCTTCGCAAAGGCCGAAATGTGCGGACCAGCGCCACGCCCACCACTCGGGAGAATTCGTATTTTTTGGCTCCATGCCGCGTTCAGCCACACGACGGAAGCACAGAACGCCATCTCTGACTTCACGTTCTTTAACATCGGGTAGTGCCATGCAATAACAAACACCACGGCGACGGCGGCCACGACCAACGCGCCGCATATTGTCTGGGGATGGATCAAGGGTGAAAAAATAAGAAGCGCGGTTAAGCCAGTCGATGGCCCCATTGACCGCTATAATCGGCACTCCGCGCGGCGCAACAAAGTTTGCGGCGCTTGGGCCACTGCCGACGATAATAACGCGATCACTGCCTCTAAATTTATTCTTGGGAAACATTGAATTGCACTGCTCCTACTTGCATTCAAAATATGTAAATCTGCGTGTTTTTTGCGGGTATCCAGGAACTGCTGTTGCCATTTTGAAATAGACACCTGCGTTGGATTCCGTAGTGCTTGAGGGTGCGCGCCATGCCAATGAAGGCCGTTTTGCAGAGAACAGTCATAGCCGACTAATACCACTACTTCAGCCCCTGATTCAGCAGCCAGACTGATAGCCTGCGCGCCGCTATTTACCCCTTCCGCCGGTCCACAATATCGCCTGTACTCCAACGAAAATGATTTCGCCGCCGCCAGGTTGGCTGTCACTTTGCGGAATCTCCCTCCCGGTATGGTGGATCCGTATTGCTTCCACCATGACAAATCACCGGCGTATAAGGCATAAATGTCATCGAACATCTGCCAGGAATTGTTAACCGCGATGATTGAACAGCCAGTTTTTTCTATAGCAGCACAGTCCTCACGAGTGAGTGACGGACCGCTACCGACACAAAAAACAGTCCTAGTCGCCCTGGGTGGTATGTTCATTCTCAGCTGCAAATTCAGCCTCCAGGCGAGCATTCATTTCAGCGATTACAGGGTCCACTACAGCATCTGTTTCCTGTTCATTACGCGGCATGATCGATGCCAGCGATTCATAATTAGCCTTGGATGACACGATTATTCTCCCGATGTTAATGTGCGCTATATCAAATGGCACATATGTACTAATTAATTTATTATTTTAAGCAGCATACAACCACTTGTCGCCGTTCAATACATGCTCAATAGCCTCACCCTTTTTAAGGCTAATGTATTCCAGGATGGCGGTTATCGCTTGTTCTGCACCATACGCAAGAACGACGTAGTAACCTTCCTCTCTAAGCCTGCGCATCCAGGCGATCTGCTCTTTCGTCGGGGCTTTACCATTTGGTTCTTTAAGCTCAATTCGCATGCCGTGATAAATACCGCATGCTTTATCGAGACTCATGTCCGGATAACCTTTTTTCTGCCCTTCAGCCTTCATTTTCCCGGCGGTTGCTTTTGAACGTTTCCCTCCGTTAGGCGTTGCATGCAACAGCTCATAGATGTCAGGGTGCTTGCGTTCGAAGTAATCAAAAATGAAAACCTGCTCGAAGTGCTCGCAATTTCCGTCGCGCAGGTCTGGGTTCTTTGCCAGTGCTGCAAGTGCCTTCGCATGTGGAGAAACTTCTTTTACCGGCGCAAGCGATAAGAATGGATCCTTTTTGGTTTTTGGCCTGGACCGCCCCTTATTTCGACGCTCACTAAAAGCCTGAAACTCTTCCTCAGTAAAGCGCAACACAATCAGTCAAATCCTGCCGGTCGCATGCCATATTTACGCTGTTTTGCGGCCTGCTCTTCCCTGTGCCATTGCGCACACTCAGCGTCACAATAGATGCCTGATTCGATCGGTTCATTGCAGTAACGACACTTCCCTGTAAATACCTGGCTCACGACCTGTGCCTGCTTTCTGATGTTATCGATGGCCATGTCTTTGAGAGCTTCTAATTGATTCATGCTCAGCTCTGCATCATCAACACGTTCTGCCAATTTTGTTTCCTCGTGAAGAACCTACTTAAGGGCAGAATGATACATTTCACAATCTAAATTGCACTAATAATTTTCTTTTATTGAGTTAAATATTCAACAAATGACTAGCGATAGAATCACCATCATCTATTTCTGGCAGGCTGACTATGGCTACATCAATCACTACAACCCAAAGCACCCGGCAATATCCTCTGTCGCGGTATGACGACCGCAACATAGCCGATCCAATACTCAGGGCAGAGCTGCGCAAAGAGGTGATGCTTATGTGTGAATCGAACGACAAGAATCTGACGATTTATTACGTTCTTCCCGATGAGCAATATCGCCCGGATTTGCTGGCTTACCGTATGTGGGGCATAGCAGAGCTACGCTGGGTTGTGGCGCTCGCCGCCGGGCTTGAGGATGAGTCTCAGGGTATGACTGTTGGCAAAAAATTAAAACTCCCACCTGCCACATGGATCCGCGAAATGATTCGCCATTTCCAATATGACGGCCAGGTGATAGGGACATTATCCATTGCGTAAGGGAAATGAATGCCAACTGAATATGCTCGCGACAACCTTGGTCGCTATCAGACTGATGGATTAAGTGCAAAAGACTTTAACAAGGTCTTCGATCTTATCCGTAAACAGCAGCGTCAGAATCGGCGAAACGCGCGACGTACACTCACCCCAAGGACTATGGGGATGCGTAACCGCGAACTTGAGGCATTCCTCAGCCTTGGGAAAAAGAAAGATGGCACCTACTTTACGCCCGAAGATATACGCAGTTTCAACACCTCAAGGCAGGCTCATAAAACCAAATTCAAGAGCACGGTACCCGGCATTACCTATGCTCAGCTGGTGGCGCAGTCCACCAGCATTGATATAAAACGCGCTAACAACAAGGTTTCTGATGGCACAGGGATCAAAGCCGCGACATTTCTCGGGCTAAAACACAACCTTGCATTGATATCTGTTAATGCCTCGGATGAGTCGGTCCACCAGCATCACCGTGTCAGAATTCGATTTGAGGAATGGGATAAAGCCGTTGAGGATATTGCTGAAGACGGTGCGAAAAAAGCTCGAATCGCTGCCGATCTCTGCAAGGGCCGGGTATCTTTCGACTGTGATTGTGGACGCCATCAATACTGGTATCGTTATATGGCCACGGCTGGTAACTATGCTGTCGCGCCGCCAAAAGAGTATGCATTCCCCAAAATCCGCAACCCTGATCTGACTGGTGTGGCTTGCAAACATGTTTTGCACGCTATGACGCGTTTTCAGTCTCCCACATGGCACAAGGCCATCATTATTGCCCTGGAAAAAGCAGCTGAACAGGTGGCCTTCGGCGATGACAAGCGGAAGACAACAACCTATTTCAAAGGCGAACTGGCTAAATCGCTCGCGCGCAACCGGACAACAACGACGGATCAGGCTAAAGCGGCGCGTGAGTATGAGTTATATCTGAAATCTCAGGATGCATTAGGCAAAAAACTACGCGCCAAAGATAGCGCCACGGACAACGTTCGCCGGTTGTTAAAAAAAGCTCGCACCACGGCAAACAGGAAGAATGCCGAACTAAAAGCCTCGCGGGTGAGGGAGGCCCAGGCTCGCGCTGAAGCCGACGCTCTCAAAAAAGCCCTGCAAACGCAGGCGAACAACCTCATAAAGTTTTTCATGAGTCAGGGAATGGACAAGGCCGCTGCCACCGCGCAGGCGCGAAGCATTCTTGAGACACAAATTAACGAAGCCCGTAAACGGAAAGGATAATCGATGGCTGGTTTCTTTGATGACATGTTTGAGGACACAGAACCATCACAACAAGTGACTGGTGATAATCTCCCGGACACCGAATCGGATCCGGATATTCCAGGCGAAGGTTCTGAACTGATTGAAGAGGAAGATATTGATGCTGAAATCGAAACCGATGGTGTTAACGTTGGTAATATTGTTGATCCTGTGGAGGACAATCACCTTCCCAATCTGGATCACGGCCTGCTTAGTGATTCTGGTGTGCGCCACCGTTATCAAGGTCATGCAGTTTTTAATAACCTTGTGCGGATGGACTGGCTCAAAGCAATCAAGCTAGACCCTGACTCATTCGATGCAGTTCTGTATCGCGCAATACCTTACAGAGACAAAAATGCACCTGAAACGGCATCTGAAATAATAGAACCGAACCAACGCATATATGACTATCAGGATCCAGAACTGATAACGGCCCTCGACTGCCCGGATGAGATGGACGCCTTCTACGCGCTATACGACGGCAGTGATAATACGGGAATTAGCGACAGTGCTTTAATCCTTCGGTTAGCCGCCGTCAATGTGCCAGTGGGTTCTATGCTCGAATGGCTGGAACAGCTGTCAGACGGCACAACCATTCGCCGCTTCTGGTACATCCATAAAATATTCAATTACGGCACTGCCAGGGTAGGCAGTTTGTTTTATTGCGTGCCTTCACGCGCCTTTGAAGGGAATTTCATCGGTGATTCTGAATAATCAGGAATGGCTACTGGCCATCTTTAAGAAAAAAGGTCTTACTCCAACCGGTAAGCTGGAATTTGCCACTATTGATGGCATTGATTCGGCGCTCGCACAGGCTTTAAACGAAGCGTTCGACTCACAAGTTGTCAGCTTTAATGATCGCATTAACCAGTCGTTCCGGGAGTTCCTGAAACGCACACCAAGAGATCGTATAACGCTCGGCACTTTTAGTGATGTGAAGGAGTGGTTGTCGTCATTTGAAGCCGATCGCGCCGGGCGTAAAGATACAGCCTCTACTGGCCCGGTAAATAAGCTGGCAATGCCGCTTGTGAATCTGTCTCGCTCTCCCGCTTTTTCAATTTATGAAGGTGAACTGTGCCGCGATAATTACGATGAAGGGCATGTCACAAATGAAAATGATGAGATTGAAGCCCTGGTATCGACTATCCCTTTCTCACTGGAATATTCGCTATGGATAGCCAGTGACGAGAAGGAATCTCTTGGGATGGTTACAACTGCATTAGCATTCTGGCTACGAATGTATGCCAGCCTCGGGCAGGCATCTTTCACTCACATTGCCAATGTCGGCGGTTATGAGATACCGGTTACCTGTTACATAGAAGGGCAAAAATCAATCGCATTTCAGGATCTGACCACCGGCACCGCCGACAACAGGCTGTTCGCGGTTGGATTGAACCTCACCGTTGTGGCGGAGCTTCCTATCCTGGCTTATATGCAGCAAACCACCGGCACCATAACGGTAAAAGCGAAAATTCTGGAGGAATGAGATGGCCACAAAGACCACCACAGCCCCGGAAACTGATTCAAAACGCACTCAGCTATTCCTGCAATCTGTTTCAATTGGGCAGAACGAAATCCCTCGCGAAATGATCGTAGGATGTACCTATGTCGAACCCGGGGAGCTATCTGGTCCCCAGCTTATGCTCATGGTCAGGGATTCAACGGCTTACGTGGTCAATAAGCTGGGGGTGAAATTTGGGACAATACTGACCGTTTCACTTGGTGATCCGGAAGGTCATGGCGGCATCCTCTTCTCGGAAGAGTTCTTTGTTCTTAAAGCGCCGCGCAAGGACGATACTGTACTGATTTACGCGTTTAGTAACCCGGTGCGGTTATTAAAAGTTCCGTCCACCAGCGCACAGTATTTTGTTGATAAGCCACCATCAGCCGTAGTTTCCTCTCTTGCCCCTGGTCTGAAGGTAAATGCTGACTCATTCAGAAAAACATCCACATACCACCTAAATGTTGGAGAAAAACCGACCAAGGTATTGCAGGAGATAGCCAGGGATACCGGTTCTATGTGCTGGGCATCCAGGGGGACGATCAATTTTAAAAGTATGGAAAAAATGGCAAACGCCGCTCCATCGCTTACTTATGAGTCCGCCAATCCCAACACATCCGGATTTACAATTAGTCAGTTCAACATCCTGAATGCCGATTATGAATACCAGCGCTGCCACAATTACAGAATGGCCAGTTATGACATGACCAAAGGTGTGGTTTACTCAGGTAACAAGGAAGACCCCATTAAATTTACGAGCAATCCCGATCCTACCGCGCTGGCGAACTACAACAAATTCATTCTCCCCCGCCTCGATATGCTGGTGGAAGGAAATGCCGCGCTAACTCCGGGTACGACGCTGAAAATTGTCGTGCATAACACGGCAGGTGACGGAGAACTTGATGAATCTATCCCCGACAAAATGATAGTGATGTCCGTGACTCATTTCGAAGACCGCTTCCGTTTTGTCAGCCGTGCACAGTTAGGAGTGGTGAATGGGTAGTTTGACAGGGAAGTATCGGGCTGTAGTGGTAAGCGTCGATGACCCTAAAGGTCTGATGCGTACGCAAATACGCGTTGTCGGCATGATGGATGGGCTACCAGATGCCTCATTGCCGTGGGCAGAAGCCATATTGTCCAATGCAAACACGTTTTCGCCATTTCTGCCCGGCGATAAAGTATGGGTAGAATTTCCCTACAATGGGGATTCTCGATGGCCATTGATAATCGGTTATGCACAGGATGCATCCGGTGGCGCTCCCAATGTGCCACCTGAAGCGTCAGGACAAGGTGAAGGCTATGTACCGCCTGAAGTTGAAGGTGCACCAGCACAACCATCAACCAGCGCCAAAAAAGACTTTATTTCGTCGCGGAACGGACTAATGGAGGTCCGGACGGCGGGCGGAGCCTGGGCCGTTACGCACTTGAAAAGTGGAACAACAATAGGATTCAACGAGGCCGGAGAGTTGTATGCCATTTCTCAAGGTCCGGCATTCATCTCTTCCGCAGGAAATCTCGATATAAAGTCAGGCGCGGATGTCGTCCTGAAAGCGGGGGGAAGTATTGCGATAGAGGCCAACGGTAGCTTATCCATAAAAGCCGCTCAAGTAAGGATCGACAAAACATAGCCAAATTTAAATCTATGAATTACACTAAAGCAGTATCCACATCAAAAATATATGATTTTTGGGATACAAGTGATAACATTGTTGGGCGTATAGAGGAGCACAATATGACTAATTATCATTGCATGCCAGACCTCAGCCCGGAAGAGATTCGTAAGATCTCTGAAGCAGCCGTGGCGAGTGTCGCTGCAAAAAAAATAGTCACTAACAGCAAGCATATAACTAAAAGTGCATCTTTAGCTGGAAAAGTGATGGCTAAACAGGCAGACGTTATCAAGAAACTGTCTGGCACAGGTTCTTCTGCCATTAAAATTAATAAAGCATTTACGGACAGTGTACTTACGCAAAGCAAAAGTCGAAAATATTTTCAAGAAGCTTTCATACAAGTTCGTAAAACCATCAAGGTTTGATGCTTTCATAAAACATGATTAATGCCCCTTATCGGGGCTTTTTTTTGTTTGGTGCGCAATGATTGAACAGCAAAAGCAATGGGTGTTTACTGAATTAGTAAAAGACCCCAATAACATCGAGCAACTAATTTCATACACGATTTACAAAGGTTTCAAAAATGAAATAGCCGATAATGCTCGTAAGATGGGCAAGACTGAAGATGAGATCAATGAGGAGTTAGCAAAATATCACAACTATTGCATTAGTTCTCAAAAGCAATTAGATGTTTTTAGAGATAAAGCTAAAAACACTCTTGACGCTTATATTTTCACCGCTAACCATAACATGACGAAACGGTTTAATGCGGAAATTATTAAAATAAAAAACCACTATGATAAAGAACTTGAACTAGCGCAAAAAAAGTTTAAAATTGCCGAAAAAAAAGCATTAAATAAGCTGTCCAAAGGTGCGGTTCTCTACAGCCAAAAAATTAAAGAGCCAGAGCATCTCTGGGATAAAATCCTTGATTTATTGTGGAGACTTATGAAGTTTCTGTTCTCTGGCGTACCTAAACTTTTTGCTACTGCATTTTCTGTTGGTCTAATGTTCACAATTTATACAGCTTTCGACGAAGATGCCACGACAGGTCTGAGAAAAGGGCTATATAAAATTGTTGATATGACTGTACCAGGAAAAGATATTCACGAAACCACAGATAATATAACCAATAGTGGCACAGAAAAAACGTCATCTTCAAATTCCCAAGCGCAGCAAGGATAGGTGATGTTATAAGCCGCGCAGTGATTTCGGCGCGGCAAACGTCTCAATCATCGTTCCCGCGATTGCCGACCAGGTGTGACACTGGACCTTTTCAGCATTTTTCACGCGATCAACGCGAGCAATAACCTCATCCCAATCAATCCGCGACTTGATAACCATATGGTTCACCAAATCCAGGCGATCCGGCGGAAGGCAATGTGTGGAGCGTTAATATCAACGCTCCACACATTGCCGCCTCAAGAACAGTTAATCCAAGGCTTTCGGGATGCGTAACGATAAAAACGTCACTCTTACGCAATTCAGCTGCGAATTCGGTTGCTGGTACCGGCGTCCGTCTGTATGGGGTTACCGAAATATTCCCCGAATCAATGGTAACCAATCCGTCATCGATTAACGTTCTGGCCTCATACGGAACGGTCGGCGCTGAAGGTTCATAAGGATACTCAAAGAGTGATCAAACCCACTAACGTCAAATGCAGCGTGGTCTACAAAAATACGCAGCACATCGTCTGTTTTGATTTCATCGACGCATGTGCCATACGCCGTACAACTACCAAATAAGGTGTCCCCTACCGGGCTTGAACCGGTGGCTGTGCGATTATGATCCCTTTGAAAAATAAATGCAGATCTAATAGGTTGTGTTATTTACTCATTGGCACAGATTGCCATTACTTATCTAGTTTTAGCCATTTTTACCGCACTTCATCGCTACTAGCCTATGTTTCTTTATGTTAGAATGGTACATTGTCATCCATCTCAAAGTCTGGGGGTGCAACAGATATTCGATGAATTTCATTTCTTTCCATATCCATCATTTGATCCTCCTGCTCCCCATCATCGTACCACGATGAAGTGTCTACCTCTAAAGCTTCAGATATGACTTCAAATGTTTCAGGAGAGTCTAAGTGAGAAGCCATGTGCAACGTGAACGGATAACTTTCTTCTAGGCTAACCCCATCATTCCTAGAACCATATTCTTGAGTAACATAGACAGTACCGGAAGCATATATATTGATGTACTCATCATCAATCGACGTGATTCCAAATTCTTCGACTTCAGTGTAATCTACATACGCATGATTCGCGATAGTCACTAGGTTTTCAGGCATAGAGCTTACCGCCGTGTCAATAACTGCATTTCTAATTTTATCTTCGAGAGTACGAATTAATTCATCTCTACAAATATGTATACCATTTAGTATTTCTGTAGCGATCTGCAGTATTTGTTTGGCCTTCAGGAAGAACTCTTGAGGTGATGGATGCATATATTTCTCTGTTATATGCGTATATTTATTTAAGAAGAAATAAAGCTTAAGCATCTCATCTATTCTTTCATTCGACTCCTCCAGGAACTCTTCCCCCAAGTACGCATCTGAAATTTTAGCTTGAGAACAGTATTTTAAACGCTGTCTTCTAGATATTTCGTAATGTTCATGTTCTCTCTTATACCACGATGCTTGTAATAATTTATCATTCGGAGATTTTTTCTCGATAATATGCTTTATTAGCTCGCGAATTGAAAATGCAAAGTTATGAAAACGTAATGGGTTGCCATGTGATGCATAATTTCGCAAACAAGCTGTGAATAATTCTTTTTCAAAATCAGTTTCTAGGTGACTCATAAAATCATTCACAAAATCAAGAGATTGTAGTTTTTTAAGCTTCATCGTGTAACCTTATATTCCTGTCTCAGATTTAATATCGGATTCAACCGAATCCTCTTCTTCTAAATTTTAAAGTCGTGTAACATTACAAAATATTCAAGGTTAAATTGAACATATATCATTGTTATTTAGATGTAAGTATATCTGAGCACTCGTTACAATACCAGAATATTACCATCATTCATCATAAAGTAACTAGCGAAGGTGTGGCGGAAACGTAAGTAAGTTGTTCTCCAGGTAATTCAATACCTGTTCTTTCTAAATAGCTGCGCGGAATAGTGATCTACTTTCGTCCGCCCTTGCAGGGCGAGACATTAGGTCGGCGTCCCCTACCTGACCGTGCTGCATCAGGCTTGAGTGTGTTGCCCATATGCAACATACCACACATCAGTAAACGGCAAGTGTAGTAGTATTAGGCGCAGAAATTTAGTACAGCCCAGAATGCGCCGTAACAATCAATAAACCACTACACCCGCGCCCTGGCTGCAATTCGGTAACAGGGGATCCCCCCTAGCTTCCAGCGTGATTAGCGCCTTCAGCATGACGGAATATACCCGTAAATACGAGGAACTCTACCCAAAGGCTGTTAAGAACCGGCTGTTACGCTGAATGAAAAAGGACGTAACAGGTAAGGACGCTGACCAGAAGATGGCCCCTTCTCGTTCATCTGGTTAATCAAACCAGCGCCCTTGCCTGTTATGCCTCCTCGTTCCCTAATACACAGACGGGGACAACCCCGTGGTGTCAGGCTTCTTAGGCCGCAACCATCATCAGATCATCGTTTGCATTTACTTTAATGGTCAGTTTGTGACTGCTCCCCGCCCTGTCGGGCGAGGCTTCCCACTTCTCAGGCCACAACCGTCTGTGCGACGGATTTACGCTGGCCTCCATGGGCGGAGACGACGAGTCCCGCCGCCTGTAGTTCCAGTATTCCTTTTTGCCGGATGTTGAGTGCCGCATTGATATCGCGGTCGTGCTCTGCTCCACATTCAGGGCATCGCCAGATGCGTTTATGAAGCGGCATTTCCGGCATTTTGTAACCACAACAATAGCAGGCTTTCGAACTGGCAAACCACTGGTCGAGTTTTACTAGGTGAACGCCTTTTTCCGCTGCCTTGTACTCCAGCTTTGTGATGAAGCTATGCCAGCCTGCATCACCTATCGCTCTTGCCAGATTGTGGTTTTTCATCATGTTGGCTGTTTTCAGCATCTCGACAATTACCGCTTGGTTTTCGTCAACAATTGCACGAGAGAGCTTGTGTTGAAAATCAGCACGGGCATTAGCCACCCGTTCGTGTAACGCTGCCAGACGGATTGTGGCCTTTTTACGATTCGCGCTTCCCTTTTGCTTGCGGGATAAGGCTTTTTGTTTGCGTCGCAGATTACGGCTGGCATTGATGAGATGGCGGGGATTTGCAATTTTTACCCCATCAGACTTGATGGCAAAGTGCGATAATCCCATATCTAGGCCAGTAACTGTTGATATCAACGTGGGTTTTGCCGGAGCTTCCATGCCATCATCACAGAGAATTGAAGCATAGTATTTCCCCGTTGCTGAACAGGTGATAGTGATGCTTTTCAGCTTTCCATGAAGTTCACGGTGAAGGCGTGCTTCTATTAGGGACAGTTTTGGGATTTTGATGGCATTATCCAGCACCTTAATCCCGACACAGTGATAGCTCGATTGTTTTCCGTGTTTACGTTTAAACGTCGGGAACCGCGCTTTCAGCTTCGGATTAAAAAAGTTGGAAAATGCCACATCAAGATTAATTACCGCCTGTTGCAACGCAATAGAATCATATTCTTTAAGCCATCCATACCTGCGGGATTTCTTTGCCACTGCAAGCAGCGGTTTCAGATCGTTACGCGGACTTAAATTTACTCCATGTCGCTGGTAAGCATGTTTTTTGATGTGAAGAGCTTTGTTGTACGCAAAGCGCACTGCACCGAACTGGGCATTGAGGTACTCTGCCTGTTCTGGTGTCGGGTAAATGCGTACTTTTGTTGCTCTTAACATAGTCACCGCTCATTGATACAGGCTTTTTATGCTAACACCGTAATGATTTTTTTAAAGCCCTGTTGGCTTTTCGCCTTATATACCCGCCCGCATTAGGCGAGGGTTTACGGCGTTTTTCGCTAAACCGCCGCAAAGTCGCTAACCATGACGAAACCCCTGAAAAAAACGCCCACCCGAAGATGGGCAAACTGGATGGAAGCTCGTTACGCACTTCGGAGTTGCCACTTAGGCGCATGGTCAACCTGGCAACTCGGTGGTTTGTCTGGGAGGACTAGGCCCAGCCATGCTTACCGCCGCGCCTGTCGCGGCTAACAGCTAAATCGCTCTAAAAATCACGATTCATTGATTCGATATTACACTAATAAATTTATTAGAGCAATATTGCTATAACGTCATGAGCAACACCACGAGTGTCTCCCTTACAAGACACAGAACGTCTGGCAAAAAGAGGTTCCACTCTGAAGCCACTGTCCTGATAAAGTTCTCTGATATTTGGCGCGCCACTGTTAGTAATGAGAACCTTTGCACCTCGGCGATGAGCATCCGTCAACAGAGACACCAGGCGTTTTTGCTCTTCAAACTTAAAGTCATGACCGGAATAGTTCGTGAACCCCTCTGTATTGGGGAGCGGTTCATACGGCGGATCGCAAAAGATGACATCTCCTTCTCCGGCAGCTTCAATCACCGCTGCAAAATCACCGCATACAAACTCAGACCGCCCTTCCGCACCGAGGAAGGCTTCCATCTCCTGTAATGGAAAATGCGTAGACTTATACTTCCCATACCCGACATTGAACTCACCGGCCTGGTTGTAGCGCGTCAATCCATTAAAACAATGTCGGTTCAGGAACAAAAACGCCGCTGCGCGATGTAAATCATCATAGACTTGTTTGTTAAACGCATTCCGTACTGCCAGGAATCCCTCCTGGGTGTTGTAGTCCAGGAAGAAACGATGTGCCAGAGTGATAAGTGAATGCGCCTCGCGTTGCAGAGTCTTGTAAAAGTTAATCAGGTCAGCATTCACATCATTTAGCAGATTTTCCTGATATCCGGCATTCATGAAGACAGCTCCGCCACCAACGAAAGGTTCAATCAGGCGCTTCCCTTCTGGCAAATAGCGAAAGATTTGTTCCAGAACACCAAATTTTCCACCAGCCCATTTGAATATGGCCCGTTCGAATTCTGCCGCTGGTTTAACCTTTCGCTCTTTTGTTTCACTCCCTTCTTTTTGCCGACATGCAGCCTTAGTAATCCGATCGCCAATCCAGCGCATTACTGGTATTGCCATACTATTGCCGATCGCTTTGTAACGCGGTCCGTCAGCTGCAAGCATCGCGGCCTCTTCTTCGCTTAAATCTGGATAGTGATTGCGAAGATATGCCAGTTCATCTGAATTAACTTTTTTACGCTTTTCCGTCGGGATCAACGTATGCCCATCAGGAAAACCTTGCAGCCTTTCACATTCGACAGGGGTAAGACGGCGGACAGCTACTTCTGCGTTTCTTACTTCATAGCAAACAGCTGTTGGATTTTTAGCCATTAGAGATGGTGAAGTATTCTTAGTTGCAGCATGTTGTGTACCGCTCATACGCTCAGGAAAAGCCAATGTAACAAGATGCTCATGGCTTTCTTGCTCACGTGCCCGCAATGTACCATGCCCTTCTGACCAAAAACCTGCTCCTGTGCTGCTAAAAACGGCAAGGTCAGTGGCATCTTTAAAATCTCTTGCCTTTACTGTCGATGCGGTTTCATCGTCAATATATTCCCCAAATGCCGCCATCCTGAAAGCGTTTACGGCTTTCGTCGATTTCATACCGGGTGGCATGTCAGCGTGTAGGCATGGATTTAGGCTTTCGCCACTGATTGCAGCGCCATTTGCAATAATGGCGGAAGCGATTTCCTTCTTTTTTCGGCTCGGCGCAATATTCCGGCGCACGCCTTCGAACTCAAAAAGTACCGTTGCGGGATCGAGGTCTGTTCGAGCACTTGCGACAACAAACACGCGTCGGCGTCGTTGTGCCACTCCGAAGTATTGGGCATCAAGGATTCTCCAGGCCACCTTTCGCTGCGGTCCATAAATACAACCACACTGCGGCCACTTTGGAGCATGGCAACCGGTTTTGACATCCCACCGCCAGAACGTGTTACTTTTTCGTGATTCAGGTCGATCACCAGGTTCGAATGGCGCATCTTCTCCAGCCAATCCGGCAAGGAAACATCCGAACGCGTTGTCTGCTGATGACAGGACTCCTGGGACATTTTCCCAGACGATAACTGTCGGTTTGAGGAAGGACTCAGACCGTTTGTCGTCAATTGCATTTGCAAGCTCCACATACTTCAAAGTTAGCGCGCCGCGTTCATCATCAAGCCCACCACGTAAGCCCGCGATACTGAATGCCTGACAAAGCGTACCCCCGACGAGCACATCAGGGGCTTCAATTTCTCCGGCCTGGACTTTTTGGGCGAGTTTTGTCATGTCGCCAAGGTTCGCGACATGGGGCCAGCGGTGCGCAAGAACGGCAGATGGAAAAGGCTCGATTTCAGCAAACCACGCCGGACGCATACCCAACGGTTCCCATGCAATGCTCGCGGCTTCAATTCCACTGCAAACAGATCCATAGCACAGCTCTCTCACTGCTTAGCCTCTCCGCCCAGGGCATTTACCAGAGCATCAACCAGGCAAGAAATTTCACTGGTTAACAGGAAGAAATCTGCGTCCAGTCGCTGCGCAACATCTTCACTATCAATATCAGAGTTCTGCTCAAGCAATTCATCCGCAAATTTGACGCTGGTAAGGCTGAAATTATGGTCCAGTGTAAATTTAATGCGGTTCTGCCAGTCGAGTGCCAACTTTGTGACGAGCTTGCCAGCTTCCAGGTGTGTGGAAATTTCATCGCTTCCCAAATCCTGCTTTTTCACTCGGGCGATACCGCCATCCTCAAGCACGGCCTTAAGTTCTGCCGCATCCCCCATTTGAAATCCCTGTGGAGCACTAGCATCACGTACCCAGTCGGTCAGCGTTAACTCAATGGGATTTTCAACACTTAGTGGCACAACAGGAAGAGAACCCAGAGACTTACGCATAAGCGCGAGCATATCCTCTGCCTGCCGCGCGCTGGCATTGATATAGATGCGTTTAGTTGAACCGTCGTAGATCGCCTGGATAACAGAAAACTTTGAAAAAGCCCGTGGCAGAAGAGAATGTAGAACTTCGTCTTTCAGGGAGTCCTTCTCTGTTTTCTTCAGTTTACGCGCTTGTTCTTGCTCAAGTTTTTCAATTTTCTCTTGAATAGCTCGCTGGATAACCGGCGAGGGAAGAATTTTTGTTTCGCGCTTTGCTTCAACAAGGATAAAGCCATTTCCATGCATAGCGATCACTTCGGAATTATCACCAAATGGCGATACAAAACCGAACTTGGCCATATCCTGGCTACCGCATGGCGTGAATAGGATCATTTTATTTTTATCTTCTAAGTCGGTCAGATCCGCCTCACGAGAAACTTTATAAATAGAAATGTTTTTCCAGTGCTTAAACATGTTGTAACCCTTGAATATCAACCACAGAAAGCTCGTCTTTGTAGAAAAAGGCCAGGTTGTGGCACCCCCTCGTTTGAGCGTATGAGCTGGGACCAATTTCGTTCTTCCAGACAAATGGCTTCAAATCCGTACGGCGAAGCATAAAAACGCGATTTGTTCCGCTCTGATTCCCAATGAGGCAAAAGCCTTCTTTCACCTTGATAGCCTGCAAGTTGTCGAGTTCACCGCTGGTTACACGGCTATCGAACTCCTTGCGGCTTATTAGCTCCATCTGCATCTGACGACTCCAAACAAATGCCCATTGAAGGGCGATGGCTGAATGGTACCGAAAACACGACATAAAAAACAATATTTATTAGAGCAATTTTGCAATAAGTAAACGCCATACATACCACAAATAACCTAAGTTAAAATAACGAAAATCAGAGCAAATCATTGGTGATGACGTGGCAAGTATTGCAACAAAAGACAGCATTTGTTCGGGGCACGGAGGATTCCCATCCAGGCCTCCTGTAGAGAGTGAACCACTACTTAAAGTCAACGGAGTCGAAGTGTTAGTTGATGGTAAGCAATATGCACAGCATACCGATGGAAACAGTACGCACGGTGGGCAAGCTATATCAACCAGGGCATGGTTTACCGTCAATGGTAAAGGGGTCGTATGCGTTGGTGACCCTGTTTCATGCGGCTCTACCGTAGCGTCAGGAGACGGCCTGGTTCAGGTAAGTTAGGAGATATCATGCTGGAAAAAGACTACCAGTTATCCGCATATAAAAAATTGGCCGCCGCCGGTGGGATGAAAACACCTGGTGCCATAACATCGGCACGAAACAGTGCTAACACAGCAAAACTGCTTGCAGAAGAATTGACCGGATTAATTCTGGATACAATTGTCTATCCCAACACTATTACCAGCTATGTTTCAACGATCAAAACAACCACAACCGGCTTAACGAACATTGGAGAACTGGCAACTAAGCACGCGGACCTGTTGGCTGGTTATGCAGATCTGTCAATGCTGCTTCAACTCGATATTGGTTGGGATGTTTACTGCCGTGCTAATGAGCGAGAAGTTTCAGAACTGCCGATCTCTATTGCCATTGGTGATGTGAATATTACTAAATCGCTTGAGGACGCTGTTAACGCGCTTAATACATCAAGTTTAGTCGCTGCTATGGGGGAGATTAACCAGACCCTTAACACTGGCTCAGGAAGCTCGTCAGGCTCTGGTTCAGGCGGCGGCACTGCCATTCCCCCACCAGCACTAACAGAAGAGCAAATTGAATCTCTGAAAGTAGCAACTGAACAGTTTGGGGTTGTTTTCAACCAGACAACAGCGCCCACAACTGCGTTACAACAGCAGTATGAACGAGCGAATGAAAGCGCCAACGTAGCCATAACTGCTTATAACCATGCTATCGGTACTGCGCTTGCGGAAGCATCAGCAAATAAGGCCAGCACAGCCAGCGCAGTTGCCGCTTTGGTTCCTGATTCTGTTCTTGATGAATTAAACAAAGCGGCACAGTAACAAAGGACTTCATTGATAATTTTTCTTCAGGAGGAAGACATGTCATTCTTTTCTACATTAAAAACAGCTTTGTCTTTGAAGGAGAAACTTGCTGCTACTGGTGTTCTTGTTCTGATTTGCGCACTTGTTGGTGCTGGGTTTGCATGGGAACGTCATCAGCTAAAGCAAGCCATGGAGAAAATTGGCAGTCTTGATCAGGCTGTTAAGGAACGTGATAAGTCAATAATGGATCTTAACCAGACCATTGAGACGATGAACAAAGCAGAGCAACATTTTCACAGCCAGGAAGTGAAAAATGAATCAGAACAAGCCAAATATGCTGACAGGCAAATGGAACGAAAAGCTGAAGTTCAAAAACAACTGGTTGCGGCGGGTAATGTTCGCCAGCGCATTCCTGCTGACACTCAGCGGTTGCTCCGGGAGTCGATCAGCGAATTTAACGCCGACGCCGACAAAGGTTAACCACCCTGCCCCTAAAAGTGCATTTATGTGCAGAATGCCAGAGTTTAGCAGTGAATATTTTGATGATCTGCCAGCGTATATCCTCGATACAGAAACGATGCTGATGGGGATTAACAGGAAGAATCGCAACGTTAATGATTACAACCGTGCTATCAGCGGTAACTAAAAGGGATTTTTATGTCTGATAAAGTAACAGTAAAGCAAACTATCAACAAAACGACTTCAATCTACAAAATTGAGCACATCACTGTTGGCAAGCCAGGATCTGAACAATACCGTCATGCTTTCGAGCTTGCCGATCAGCTTGGTTTAAAACACCCTGATTGCATCGAGCATGTATTTCCGACCTATGCTGATGAGCAATGTACTCATGTTCTTACCGAAGAGGATTTTTTCAGCACTGAAGAACGAGAAGGAGTTGATCGCTGCATTGGTGTGATTTGCTCTTCAGTGAGTTATGAGTTATTCCCTAATGTCCATGAAGATGGTGGTGTTGGATACCAATTCCTGTATGAAGGCGATGAGCTTAAATGTTATGAACATGGTCTTCTTATCGAAAGCGTAGAATAATATGACTTCCTTCCAACCGGCTTTGTTGGCCGGTTTATTCAACTTATCCACAGCATAGATCCAATAAACAGATCCTAAAGAGAACCTAGGAAGATCCAAAGAAGATCCCGGATCGCTGTAAGCCGCGTCATTACTGGCCTGAAATGGGATCAACATTGACTATACGCGATTTTATGTTGACTGTGCACGATTTATTATTGACTGCACGCGATTTATTGTTGACTATACGCGACATAAACATTGACTGTAAGCGATTTTAGAGTCTGAATATTCACAGCTGTTGATAACAGCCATCCAAATTGACGTCAGGCCGCGCCACACATGGAGAAACCGTGATGCCGGAAGAAAGTAAAGGCTTCCTTAGCGTTGAAGAAGTTGCAGGAAATACAGGAGAAATCCACAGCCTGAAGCCCAATAACAACAGCACTATACAACCCATCGCTTTGTTGCGCTTAGGTGTGTTTGTGCCAACCTTAAAATCTACCAATGTGGCGCTACGTCGCGGATCGTCAGTTACAACAAACACAACGAACGCAACTGAAGAACTATCAAGCCTCAAAATTGTTGAGCAGGAAGGCTATGAGGGAATTGAAATTCATGGTCCACGCCTGGATATGGATACTGATTTTAAGGTGTGGGTGGGCATAACCTCCGCGTTGTTTGACTACGCACCTGATGATGACGGCATAATCACCCTGCCATTCTCCGAGTTTGCCGATCGATGCGGCTATCCACGTAAGCGCCTTTCAAAGGCGTTCCGTAAAAGTATTGATGACTCTCTGACACGCATTCAGCAGACAGTTGTCAAATTCCGCTTCCCGGCGGCAAAAGGTCATCTCAATAACATTAACGTCAACTTGTTGGCATATAGCAGCCTGAATACCGAGCTTGATGTTATCGAGATCCAGCCGCAGAAACAGCTATCTGAACTTTACTATGTTGACTATAAGCGAATCCTGAAGCTGAAGATGCTGGATAAACTAGGGCGCAAAGAGACGGCCAAGGTACTGTATACATTCTTTGAGGCTCTACCCGCCAACCCGGCACCTGTCAGCATTGAGCGCCTTAGAGCGAGGCTTAATCTCAAATCATCCGTTAGCGTGCAAAATAGCGTTATCAGAAAAGCCATGAAAGATTTGGAAGCTATTGAATATCTTAAATTTTCAGAGATAAAAAACGGCAGGAAAATCGGCTTCCAGATCCATAAGCGCAATCCATAATATTGACTATATGCGATAGCGAGAAGTTGACTATAGGCGACATTCGTTGACGCTGGTGGATTTTTGCTGGCGTCAATATTCTGCAAGTCGCTATTGAGATGGCTTTTAGGGGCATTTCATCGCGTATAGTCAACGTTTCTCCCGACAATATCTTACATAGTCGATCTTTGGTGGAGTTAAATCGACTACAGTCAACTTTTGACTGTAGTCACATCGCGCATAGTCAACATTTGCGCGGTTCTCATCAAGCAGTGGTATTGATATGCAAGAAGAGAAACAACACTACCTCTACGTTCTGGTGCCAGAGAACGGAGATACTTTTAAAATCGGCATTTCATGTGGTCCATTGGCACGGTTTAAAGGGCTACAAGTGAGTCCCGATTTTGCGCTTTCACGGGGCTATCGTGGTACGCGTTTGGCAATGGTTAATCTTGAGCGGGCTTTACACGCAACCTTTTTCCCCTGGAATGCGCCGTGGGAGAAAAGCGTCGGTGGCGGGCATACTGAATGGTTTACACGAGAGTGTCTTGATAAGGTTTTGGCTCATATCGAATATCTAAATGATATGTGGGGAGGGATTCTCGAGCGCATTAAGTCGAATGATTTACTTCAGCGTCCAGTAGATGCTGCTTGCTCTTTCGAAAAAGAGCTGGATGTTACTTCTATCGTGACTTTCAAAGATGACGCAGGAATGAGGGACGTGGCTTATGTCTCCATATCTGGCTATGAACCGGACGCGATCCGCGCTCAATGTGAATTGCTGAAAGCAATGTTTATGCTTCGGACTAAATATCCCTGGGATACAGGGCGGGTGTGCTTCCCTATGGAAGAGTTAACCGCCACCATTGATTCCCAGCTTTACCACGATAATCCAGAGAAGTTTTTTAGCCTTTTAGCCGGTAATGGGCTTAACTGTGTGTCCGGGCTGGGGCGAAGTAGAATCCAACATGCCTCGCTCTTCGGTCCCTTCTTTTACGATCGACACGGGTACTTTGAGGCTGAACTTCCGGCGCTTACGCGTGCTATAGATACTATCGATTTCGAACGATTATTCGCTGCTCTTAGCAAATAACACTGATGCCCCTGAACGGGGCTTTTTTGTGCCCTCCTTGTAACTCTCAATCGTGCAAAATGAACCAAACATGCAGAGAATGCTATGTACAAGCATCTACGCATACATTATTATTTTATGCAGCATTTTTAATTAAATTCAAAAATACAGCATAAAGGATGACTTTCGATGAGTGATTCCAGCCAGCTTCACAAGGTTGCTCAAAGAGCAAACAGAATGCTCAATGTTCTGACTGAACAAGTACAGTTGCAAAAGGATGAGCTACACGCGAACGAGTTTTACCAGGTCTATGCGAAAGCGGCACTGGCAAAATTGCCTCTACTGACTCGAGCGAACGTTGACTATGCCGTAAGTGAAATGGAAGAAAAGGGTTATGTTTTCGATAAACGCCCTGCTGGCTCTTCAATGAAATATGCGATGTCAATTCAGAACATCATTGACATATATGAACATCGCGGAGTGCCAAAATACCGGGATCGCTACAGCGAAGCGTATGTGATTTTCATCTCCAATCTTAAAGGCGGTGTGTCAAAAACTGTATCGACGGTTTCTCTGGCGCATGCAATGCGTGCTCACCCTCATCTTCTTATGGAGGATTTAAGGATTCTGGTTATTGACCTTGATCCGCAATCTTCAGCAACGATGTTTTTAAGCCATAAACACTCTATTGGTATCGTAAACGCAACATCTGCACAGGCTATGTTGCAGAATGTAAGCCGTGAAGAGCTGTTAGAGGAGTTTATTGTTCCTTCTGTTGTACCTGGGGTTGACGTTATGCCTGCGTCGATTGACGATGCCTTTATTGCATCCGATTGGAGAGAGCTGTGCAATGAGCATCTACCGGGTCAGAACATCCATGCTGTCCTGAAAGAAAATGTGATTGATAAGCTGAAGAGCGATTATGACTTTATCCTCGTTGATAGTGGTCCTCACCTTGACGCCTTCCTGAAAAATGCTTTGGCCTCGGCCAATATACTGTTTACACCTCTGCCGCCAGCAACTGTCGATTTCCACTCATCGCTTAAATACGTTGCCCGCCTTCCTGAGTTGGTAAAACTCATTTCGGATGAAGGCTGCGAGTGCCAGCTTGCGACTAACATTGGTTTTATGTCCAAGTTGAGTAACAAGGCAGATCATAAGTATTGCCATAGCCTGGCTAAAGAAGTGTTCGGTGGGGATATGCTCGATGTCGTCCTCCCTCGCCTTGACGGTTTTGAACGTTGCGGCGAGTCTTTTGACACTGTTATTTCAGCTAACCCGGCAACGTATGTTGGTAGTGCTGATGCATTGAAGAACGCGCGAATTGCCGCGGAAGATTTTGCTAAAGCAGTTTTTGACCGTATTGAATTTATCAGATCTAACTGAGGAGTAAGAACCCCCCATGTCAAAGAAAAACAGACCAACAATTGGGCGAACCCTTAATCCTTCAATATTAAGCGGATTTGATAGTTCTTCAGCCTCTGGCGATCGAGTCGAGCAGGTATTCAAGTTATCAACTGGTCGCCAGGCCACATTTATTGAAGAGGTAATACCTCCGAACCAGGTAGAAAGCGATACCTTTGTTGATCAGCATAACAACGGGCGTGACCAGGCATCTCTTACGCCAAAATCATTAAAAAGTATCCGAAGCACTATTAAGCATCAGCAATTTTACCCTGCAATAGGTGTTAGACGGGCTACAGGGAAAATTGAAATTTTGGATGGTTCCCGGCGTCGAGCTTCTGCCATCTTAGAGAACGTAGGGTTGCGGGTTTTAGTCACGGACCAGGAGATCAGCGTTCAGGAAGCGCAAAATTTAGCGAAAGACGTTCAGACAGCATTGCAGCACAGCATTCGAGAAATAGGTCTGCGTTTGATGCGAATGAAAAATGATGGGATGAGTCAGAAGGATATTGCAGCCAAAGAAGGGCTGTCTCAGGCGAAGGTCACGCGTGCTCTCCAGGCAGCGAGTGCTCCGGAAGAATTAGTCGCCCTTTTCCCTGTGCAGTCGGAATTAACCTTTTCGGACTACAAAACGCTTTGTGCTGTTGGCGACGAAATGGGGAACAAGAATTTAGAGTTTGATCAGCTTATTCAAAACATATCCCCGGAAATAAACGACATCTTATCCATTGAAGAAATGGCCGAAGATGAAGTTAAAAATAAAATCCTGCGCTTGATAACAAAGGAAGCCTCACTACTCACGGATAAAGGTTCTAAAGATAAGTCCGTAGTTACTGAATTATGGAAATTTGAGGACAAGGATCGCTTTGCAAGGAAGCGCGTGAAAGGCCGTGCATTTTCTTATGAGTTTAATCGACTTTCAAAAGAGCTACAGGAAGAACTCGACAGGATGATTGGGCATATCCTTAGAAAGAGCCTCGATAAAAAGCCGAAGCCTTAAACTTTCGCCATTCAAATTTCACTATTAACCTACTGTTTTTAAAGTAAATCCCTCTAAAATTTCAAGGTGAAATCGCCACGATTTCACCTTGGATTTTACCTTCCTCCCCTACTCCCGAAAAAAATAAAAAAATTGCTTGTCACGAGAAAGTCAACAAGTGACTTTCAATAAAATCTCTTCCGAAAAGGGATTCACACAAGTGCCTTGTGTTTAAGGAAGAGTAAATTGAGTAACTTACGCGAATACCAGAATCGTATTGCAGATATCGCAAAACGCTCTAAAGCTGTGCTTGGCTGGGCAAGCACTGCGCAGTTCGGTACTGATAACCAATTCATTAAAGATGATGCCGCGCGTGCCGCATCTATCCTTGAAGCTGCACGTAAAGACCCGGTTTTTGCGGGTATCTCTGATAATGCCACCGCTCAAATCGCTACAGCGTGGGCAAGTGCACTGGCTGACTACGCCGCAGCACATAAATCTATGCCGCGTCCGGAAATTCTGGCCTCCTGCCACCAGACGCTGGAAAACTGCCTGATTGAGTCCACCCGCAATAGCATGGATGCCACTAATAAAGCGATGCTGGAATCCGTCGCAGCAGAGATGATGAGCGTTTCTGACGGTGTTATGCGTCTGCCTTTATTCCTCGCGATGATCCTGCCTGTTCAGTTGGGGGCCGCTACCGCTGATGCGTGTACCTTCATTCCGGTTACGCGTGACCAGTCCGACATCTATGAAGTCTTTAACGTGGCAGGTTCCTCTTTTGGTTCTTATGCTGCTGGTGATGTTCTGGACATGCAATCCGTCGGTGTGTACAGCCAGTTACGTCGCCGCTATGTGCTGGTGGCAAGCTCCGATGGCACCAGCAAAACCGCAACCTTCAAGATGGAAGACTTCGAAGGCCAGAATGTACCAATCCGAAAAGGTCGCACTAACATCTACGTTAACCGTATTAAGTCTGTTGTTGATAACGGTTCCGGCAGCCTACTTCACTCGTTTACTAATGCTGCTGGTGAGCAAATCACTGTTACTTGCTCTCTGAACTACAACATTGGTCAGATTGCCCTGTCGTTCTCCAAAGCGCCGGATAAAGGCACTGAGATCGCAATTGAGACGGAAATCAATATTGAAGCCGCTCCTGAGCTGATCCCGCTGATCAACCACGAAATGAAGAAATACACCCTGTTCCCAAGCCAGTTCGTTATCGCGGCTGAGCACACGGTACAGGCGGCGTATGAAGCACAGCGTGAATTTGGTCTGGACCTGGGTTCCCTACAGTTCCGCACCCTGAAAGAATACCTGTCCCATGAACAGGATATGTTGCGTCTCCGCATCATGATCTGGCGTACTCTTGCGACCGACACCTTTGACATCGCTCTGCCGGTTAACCAGTCCTTTGATGTATGGGCAACCATCATTCGTGGCAAATTCCAGACTGTATATCGCGACATTATTGAGCGCGTTAAATCTTCTGGTGCGATGGGGATGTTTGCTGGTGCTGATGCAGCATCTTTCTTCAAACAGTTGCCGAAGGATTTCTTCCAGCCAGCCGAAGACTATATCCAGACTCCGTATGTTCACTACATCGGTACCCTGTTCGGTAACGTGAAAGTGTACGAAGTACCTGCTGGTATTTGTAAGAACTTAACGACAGAGAACATTCAGTTCAGCTCGATGGATGTGCTGTGCTACGTCCGTGATGAAAATCCGGGTAAAGCAGGCTTCGTGACTGGTGATGCTGTCCCGGCCATCCCGTTCCAGCATCCGACCACTCCGGCGCTGGTCAACCGTACCACGCTGTGGGGTTCGGCTATCAACGATATGCACCCACGCAACGGCGCTGATTACTTCACTCGTGTAACGCTGACAATGGCCAAAAAAGGCGGGCTTAACTTTATAAGCGGCGACACGATTGATGCCGGTGACTCTGAGTAATCAGGGGAAGTTCTCCGTTTAACATAGCGCCCCCGTGCGGGGCGCATAACAGGGAAAGTTATGTCTCAATATTCAATTCAACAGTCATTAGGTAATGCATCCGGCGTCGCTGTTAGCCCGATCAATGCCGATGCGACGTTATCTACCGGTGTTGCATTAAATAGCAGCTTGTGGGCTGGTATTGGCGTATTTGCGCGTGGCAAGCCGTTTACTGTTCTTGCGGTTACTGAGTCCAATTACGAAGATGTTCTCGGCGAACCGCTGAAGCCGTCTTCCGGCTCACAGTTCGAACCAATTCGCCACGTATACGAAGCTATTCAGCAAACGTCAGGTTATGTTGTTCGTGCTGTTCCGGATGATGCGAAGTTCCCGATTATTATGTTCGATGAATCAGGCGAACCGGCTTACAGTGCGTTGCCATACGGTTCTGAAATTGAACTTGATAGTGGCGAAGCCTTTGCTATCTACGTTGATGATGGTGATCCGTGTATTTCACCTACCCGTGAGTTAACCATCGAAACGGCAACAGCGGACAGCGCGGGTAATGAACGCTTCCTCTTAAAACTGACCCAGACGACTTCGCTCGGCGTGGTAACGACCCTAGAGACACACACTGTGTCTTTGGCGGAAGAAGCGAAAGATGACATGGGCCGCTTGTGTTATCTGCCTACGGCTCTGGAAGCCCGTTCTAAATATCTGCGCGCGGTTGTTAATGAAGAGCTGATTTCGACGGCGAAAGTAACAAATAAAAAATCGCTGGCGTTCACTGGCGGTACCAACGGCGATCAGTCGAACATTTCCACTGCTGCTTACCTGCGTGCGGTGAAAGTGCTGAACAATGCGCCGTACATGTACACCGCTGTTCTCGGCCTGGGCTGCTATGACAATGCGGCTATCACCGCATTAGGTAAAATCTGTGCAGATCGCCTGATTGATGGCTTCTTTGATGTCAAACCGACATTGACGTATACGGAAGCGCTCTCTGCTGTTGAAGATACCGGTTTACTTGGTACCGATTATGTAAGCTGTGCTGTCTATCACTTCCCGTTCCCCTGCAAAGACAAATGGACCCAATCCCGTGTGGTCTTCGGTCTGTCTGGCGCGGCGTATGCGGCGAAAGCTCGTGGCGTCAAGAAAAACTCTGATGTCGGCGGTTGGCATTACTCACCGGCTGGTGAAGAACGTGCCGTCATTGCTCGTGCGTCAATTCAACCGCTGTATCCGGAAGATACCCCGGACGAAGAAGCAATGGTTAAGGGCCGCCTCAATAAAGTATCTGTTGGCACCTCTGGCCAGATGATCATCGACGATGCTTTAACTTGCTGCACGCTGGATAACTATCTGCACTTCCAGCACGTCCCATCCCTGATGAATGCAATCAGCCGTTTCTTTGTCCAGTTAGCCCGCCAGATGAAGCATAGCCCTGACGGTATTACTGCCGCTGGTCTGACTAAAGGGATGACCAAACTTTTGGATCGCTTTGTCGCCTCCGGCGCTCTGGTGGCTCCTCGTGATCCTGATGCTGACGGTACAGAACCGTATGTGCTGAAAGTTACGCAGGCGGAATTCGATAAATGGGAAGTAGTCTGGGCCTGCTGCCCGACTGGCGTAGCCCGTCGTATCCAGGGCGTACCGCTGCTTATTAAGTAAGGGAATACAATGAGCAAAAACTTTTTTCAATCCGGGGCATTTTTGGGGAATGGACTGTCTCGTTTCGCTTTGAACTCTGATCCTGTGCAGCTGATGGAGTCTGTCCGAGCAAGCGCCGAACCGCCAACAGATCCGGTTATTAATAATAATCCGGAACCGGCGGCACAGACTAACGATAACGTTCCATCTGCCCCGGCTCCTGAGCAAATCCTGGAAGGGAAAGACGGTAAAGAATGGACCGTCGAACAGGCGCACCAGATGATTCTGGAAGCTGCAAATCGAAGTGCTATGCAGAATGCGTTGAGTGATGCGGCCGACGCCGTTTTCGCCTGGGCTGATAGCGGTGATCTGACTTTCGACTCCCTTGATGGTTTCGTTCAGGCTATCGCTGGTATCTCTGATGACGACGACTCCGAAGTTACAGAAGAACAGGACGATGCCTATAACGAAGCATGGGCAAATGTTGCTGACTTCCTCGCAGCATGCGGTGTAGATGATGACCTGATCGAAGCACTGGCTGACGATGAAGACGACGACGCAGCTGCTGATGTTGGTGCCTCTATCGCTGGTTTAGATAGCGACGACCGCGACGAACTGGAAGCGGCGTTTGTTGTTGCTGGCACTTCTGATGAAATGCTGACTGAAGCATTTAAGAAGGTTGTTCGTAACGGTGAGATCAAACTCATCCGTAAACGCCTGCGTAAAAAACGTCTGACTGCGGCTCAAAAATCGGCGCTGAAAAAAGCGCGTCGAAAAGCCCAGACCGGCGCGGCAAAACTTGCCCGCAAAAAGTCAATGAAACTGCGCCGTAAGCGCCTTGGCTAAAGGAGGAGGCCGGAGAACTCCGGCCTTTAACTTGAATGGCACCTATTCCTTATGGGGTTTACAGCCAGGCTGACGGTGTATCGCCATTTCTGAAAGTTACTTTAACGAACTCTCAGTACCAGGTTACCGGATATATCAGCCCGGGGGCGGCAATGAACATGGCCCAGAATTGGGAAGCGCCGTTTACCGGTATGTCCATGGGATCTGTTGCTGGTGCCTTCAGTGGTTTTGCGCAGGTTGGTACTGAAACAACGTCGGTTGCCCGTTGGAACAGCTTAATGGTTTGGGAAGGGGGAACACCGCCGACTTTCACGCTGCCAGTAACTTTCATCGCTTTGTTTGACCCATTCACGGAGGTTTCAGGAGCTATCGCCGCATTGTCAGCGATGATTAGCCCGGAACTTAAAGATGCCAGTATTGGTGGTCGAATCCCGGAGCGCGTGACGCTAAACATTGGTCGCCGGATCAACATCATTGATGTCGCTATCCAGGACATAAGTTTCGATCTCGATGCGCCCAGGGACAGCAATGGGCATTTCCTGAAAAACACCGTCAACCTCCAGTTGACCGGTTCTTCGATATATAACAGCTCCGATATTGTTCGGGCGTTCCAGTAAAAGGATTTTATATGGGGCACAATAACACTAAGGGAAACCGTAAATTTATTAAGGGCCGCTATACTGCCAACGCGGCCAAAGGCGAACGACTGGTATCTTCTGAATTCCAGCTCACTTTTGCAGGCCATGAAGATATCAGCGTACTGGTTCGCACGTCGCAAATTCCTGAAATGACCCGCGAGGATGTGGAGGACTATGGTCCGAATGGTGTGAAGTTCAACCAGCACGGTCCAATTCGAAACTCTGGGGAAATCCAGGTCCAGTGCGTGGAGACTATCGAAGGCGATATTCTTCAGTTCATTAAAGATCGCATTGCGGCGAAGGACTATGTTGATATCACGATGGCTGCTACCCCTGAATCCAAATCTTCCGGGGTTAACGCTGTGACAAAAGCTGCTACAACAATTGAAATGTTGGACTGCAAAATCTACAGTGATGCAATCGACTTTAGTACCGAAGATGTGACTGCCGCTGTGCGTCCGTCACTTCGTATCGTTTACAACTGGATTGAGTGGGATTAAGAATCATCCCTTGTATTTTAAAGCTCCTGCGGGAGCTTTTTTTATAACTATTTTATATAAACATGCATCGATAACATTGTCTGGAGTTTTATGTTAGATTATTAATGTTCTAATAAACTACAATTATTGAGGTAGATGTTTGTGCCTGTACTGTTAAAGGGGGACTCTAAAATGGCTGTGATTCCAATGTCGTACTCCCCGGGTACTGTCGCTCGTCGATTTTCGATCCTGGACGGAGTTACCATCCAGGGTGTGCTTTACCAGGTTATATGGGATTCCAAAACCCCATTTGCAGCTGTAATAGAGGCTGCGCCTTCTGTTATCGATGGTGATATGCGCCATAAGGTTGTCGCTACTCTTGAACTTCAACGTCGCCCGCAGCTTGAAGGCGTACTGGTAAGGAAGTTCTGGGAAGATAGCGATGTTGCCCAGATTGAAGGTATTGTGGTTGATGGAACCGTCCGTGATGTCGGTTTAGCTACTTTTGTTTACGAAACCGTAGCCTCAAAAGCTGGTGTTGTTTTGCTTAGTGATAATGAGCAATACGAAGGTGGAAAAGCTCTTTGGCAACACATCGCCCGTCGCTCTTCCGAGCTAAAAGTGTTTATCCTCGACACCGATGCCGCTCAGTATTACCCGTTTGACGGCGAACGTGTTTGCTATGACGGGGTAAGTATTCCTGAATCTGAGATATGGAGTGAACACCCAGATCGAAGTAAGCATGGGGTTGTTCTTGTCGCTGAATCCATAACTGGAAAGGCGGCATAGCAGTAAAATTCCTTGCTCCTTAAAAGGGGAGAGGGTTAATCTAGATATGCTAAGCATGGATATGGCCTCAGATTAATGTTAAGCGTCTTGCAGGACGCGTAATGTTATCTGGGGCTTTCTTCTGTTATTTGTTTGAGTGCTAGGTAGCAAAGAGAGCTAGCATTCATCAGGCAAATCTATCAATAAATAGCGTTAGTTTTTGTTGTGTGTATGTTTCTTTATTGTTATTGTGTTGTTTGTTTTTTGGGCAACGCAATTCCTATAATCTATAGAATAAAGGAAGTATATATGGCTGATGTACGCATTACTTGCATTACCCTCTCCGGCTCGCAATCAATCCATGAGCATATTACTCATGTGGGAAGTCCTCAATTTAATACTAGCAATGGGAAATGGACTGTTGAGCAGGTAATTAATGCTATTGATAATAATCTCCATACATTCTATGTAACAGATAATGCAGGTAATCGTGTAGAAGTTGGGGTTGTTAATCCTGGTAATGGTGGAAGGCAGTTTATTAGAACGTATGCAGACAATCGATGGAATAATAATTTACTATCGCTACCAGTCTGTTAATGTAATTTTATAAAAAAGGCTGCAACCTCTGTTGCAGCCTTTTTTTAGCCATTATGACTGAGATAAGCCACTATAAACTCTGAACAAGACGTTCGATTGCTGCACCATATCTTTCTAATGGTTCATTATTGATTTGTGGCTCAGTGTCATGGATCTGATATCTGCCTGGTTTTATATCAAATAGAGGTCTTCCTAGATGGGAAGATACTATAGCTACGGAATGGTTATCTGGCACAGTAAACGTTTTTAAATTTCCGCCTTGGAACGCTGTTGGTTTATTCGTCCGCAGATTTTCAGCTCTATCCCTGATTTCGTCGAACATTGCCGAAAACGCTTTACTTGCTCGTTTGTCATACTCTGTCGAACGATTAAAAACTAGAGAATGAATGACAGGAACCGCTAGACCAAACTGTTGACACCGATCGTAAAAGTTAACAGAACGATAATCGTTTTGTACTCCAACGCCATAAACCAACTGGCTTAGGTTATCCACTGCTCGAGCCGAAGAACCATCACTTGAGCAAGGTATTATAATTGCATTTGCTGCTATCAGTGATAGTTCGGTATAGGCAGAGAAACTGGGGTTGCAATCAATAAAGCAAATGGTTTCTTCGATACCTTGTTGTTGTGCACATGCAACAAGCAAATCTCGTAGCCACAGGTGGATGCTTTTCCATGAGTCAACTGGTAAGTTTACGCTGCTTAACTGATTGATTACTTGCGCCTGAACTTCCAGGCTTGGGTCGCCTGCAATCAAAAATACATTGTCAGGGACATGCCCGTTAATTTCAGAGACATGAATTAAGAAACTTGTTTCTGAACCGGTAAGCATGTGGGGGCTGCGAGTTCTTCTGTCAAAGTACCCACCGACAGTTTTTCGTTGTTGAATTAAGTTCGCGAGGTTAGCAGCACCAGTACCGTTACCGCCGAGCAATATTTCAGATAAGTTAGCCTGCGGGCACATATCTGCAAAAATAATACGCTTTTCTGGATTTTGCCTTGCGTATTCACAGGCCATAGCGAAAGATAAGTATGTCTTTCCTACGCCACCTTTATTATTCCAAATAGCATACGATTTCATGGTATCCCCGGCGTTATCTGCTGTTTGTGTGCCAGCATAAGTCATTATGCATCTCCATTACTATCCATGAATTAAGTCAAAAAATATGTAAAAGTAGCAATGTATCACTCTTTTACTCATTATAAACGTTACAAGTTGTGATGGTTAGCTGTGTTTTTATCAGTACAAGTTTTGATCTGGCTTTGGGTTTTTATATATGGATATGTCTCAACGATGCCCTGCAAAAAGTGATCGCTAACTGTAAAAAATCAGATTGCATCTCCGACCTCAAACTGAAAACGCCAGGTGACTCCAGATTAGAGCAATCTATCACCCCCTGAATCCTGCCGGTATACCCCATTTTTCGTTATCTTTATTTTTGGCTAAAACCGCATTAAGAGCTTCGTTTACCGTCATGCAATGCGGTAGATTATCGAAGTTTGATATCCCGCCAATATCAGGCGAACGCTTGTTCTTCAGGTAAGCATATTTCCGCCCAGCCGCCTCTACTTTCTGCTTGAACTCATGTTTTTGAGCGCGTTTTTTGGATAACCGCAGATTGTCAGCCTTTGCTTTTGCCTCAGCGATCCATGAAGTCAATTTTTTGAGTCTGGTCGTTCCGGCACCGCCGGAAACTGATCTTTTTGTTTTTTTTACTTGTGACTTCTTATTCTTTATTGCCACGTCATCCTGACAGGGGGAGGGGGTATCATTTTGACATGGGGGTGTGGATAAAAAATCAAATAAAGCCAATGTCTTAGCGAGAACAGCTTTAACCTTGGTTGCGGCTGAAGAGATCTTTAATTTGCTTTCAATCAGCGCGTTTTTAGCGTGTTGTGCGAAGGCCAAAAAGGATGGTGTAAACCGGTACAGGTTAGCGCGGCGTTCACGGTGATCGCCGATAACAATCTCTACAGACAGAATTCCTTTGTTTACAGCTTCACGGAATGCACGAACGACGGTTGATTGACTATAACCAGTTTCTGCCGCGATCAGGCGGTGAGGCTTGTGAATGAAGTATTCACTGGTTGTTGCCGCGAGATTTGCACATTGCGACAGGATATGCCCGGCGCTACGGGATAGACCGGAGTGTGTTACAAAGCAGGCCAATTCATAGCCAGAAAAAGTAAAATCGCTCATCGTTATACAGCTCAGGAAAGTGACTTTAGCCAGCATTACAATGCTGGTGGTTCTTACTACGTCTGTTAGCGCGTCGCCGCGACAGGCACCAGCACACCAGCATCAAGCAATCGCTTCATAAGCCACTGCTGACCTTTGCCGGTTATACGAGTCGTGAAAGAAATCCAGCTTCCATTGCTTGTATCGATCACGGTTTCTTTAAGGGTGAAATACCCACGGGATATGTATTCTTGTTTGGGGACGTTCCTGCGTTCACCGGTTGCGATCAGAATTCCGTTATCACGCAACCAGGTGAAGAGATAGTTTTGGCCCAGGCCGAGCACTTTGGCATAGTTGCCGATTAGAACCCCGCTGGCGGTAGCAACGCGTTCGGCGAACTCGACTTTAGGTGCATCCATAAGCATTTTTTGCTCCAGCCGTTGCTTTTGCTCTGCCAGGTCGGCAGCCAAACGGAGAGCTTCAGGGAGACTCTGCGGAATAGCAGGTTGTAATCTTCCGGCTCGATAGTCGATAAATGTCTGGTTTACCTTCAGCCGAAACGCGGGAGAAATCCAGCCTGCGTACTCCACAGCGAGCAATTCATGGGCAAAAGTGCCGCCGCCACGGCCTTCGAACGAAACTATGCAATTCTGCATAGTTTCTTTTTCAAGCTCTTCGATGAGCTGTTTGGCTGACAGCGTTCTTAGCCATTGAGCTGGCGCTTTATGGGCACCGAGTCCGCTCGCTCTGTGTAGAGCATTAAGGTTGTAACGGCCAGCGCGGTCGGTCGTAATTTCAACACCACAAATAACAGGCAGAGTGGTTGAAGGATCGACATTTTGATGAAGGTTTGATATATTCATATCCGCATTGAATGTTTGTTGCATTTTTTCTCCAAATTTGCATCAACCTTCAATCACCAGCTCGAAATGGTGATTCTTTGCACTTAGAAAACTAAATTTATTAGAGCAAATTTTCCTGGCTCGATCCAGATCGGGTTGGATGATCTGCTCAGAAACCTGCCAGTTTGCTGGCAGGTTTTTTTCTTTTGTTAACCTATTGCTACTGGTTTTAACAAACCAGCATCAAGTAGCTTGCGAGTTAACCACTGCTGGCCTTTACCCGTTAATTGGGGCGTCAGCCGTATCTGGTAGCCATCTTCATCATCCAGCACCACTTCTTTCACCGTGAAATACCCGGCGTTGATGTACTGCTGGAGCGGTACATTTTTGCGCGCTCCAAAAGCCATGAGAATGCCGTTCTGGCGCAACCATGAGAAAAGGGCGTTTTGCTTAAGTCCAACGACCTTTGCAAAGTTCCCGATCAGGATCCCTTTAGCTACTGATACCCGGTCGGCAAAATCGACTTTAGGAGCGGCGGCCACCAGCTGTTGTTCCAGCTGCATTTTCTGTTCTGCCAACTCGGCAGCCAGGCGTAGAGCTTCTGGTAATGTTTGGGGGAACGATGGGGCAGGGGAGTTTGCCTGCTGCAATTCTTCCAGTTTGTCGATCAGCGAACGGCGGACGGCTTTTGATTCGCGTGCGGCGACTCGCAGGGCTTGTTTGTAGGTCATGGTTATGACAAGCATTGATGTTTTGTTCATTTTTTCCACTACACTTTTTGTGTAGTGCTCACCATCAAGCTCATCGAGTATTTTTTCGATGAATTTGTTATTCCGAACCTCTGGTTCCCCACATAACTTACGCGCTTCATTGACCATCTTTAACAGTGTCTGGCTGTCGATTGTGTCTCCAGTGTTGGAGATAACATTCACAGTTGGTGATGGCGTAGCTAAAGCAACAGGTGCTGGTTTTTCAACATTCAAATTATTACCGGTCATTCTGCGCGCCTCCTTTCTCATTTCTGCTGCCACCGTTGCGTAACGTAGACGTCCTTGTTCAATCAAATAATCCCTGATCTCGGCTATCAGTAGCCTGTTGATCACAGCCTTATCTGTTCGGGTATAAAAACGCCTGGTTATCATGAAATAGTTGGCAATTGCGCCGGGGATCTCCCGTGTCGGCATACAGGTTGTATGCAGGGCGATCGCTTCGGCTATTTCATTACGGGTGACGAGAGGTTTTTTCATAAATCCCCCTGAACGTCGGCAGAGAAGGGGAGGTTCCAGTAACTAAGTGAATTGCGCGAGTTAGTTGAAAAACGGGCAGTAAAAATGCAGGGGCCATCAGGCAATTGAGAGCGTGCTTCGTCTTCTGTTGCTGCGATGACGAAGTGATAGTGGTGTTTTTTACAGGAATAGAAACGCCAGATGAATTCTTGGCGTGCGCAAGGATTGGCATTAACCATAGTTACGGCCTCACAATCAGGTTTAGCAACCTGCTACCCGCTGCTAAACAGGTGGCAGGACGTGACGGGGTTAGCAGACTGGCGATTGTGAAACCAGCAGGCCGAAGCCTCCCCATCACGCCCCACCATAATTTGGGCGTAACGCGGTTTTACGGACACAAAAATACCGCAATATCGGATATCTGCGGCTGTCCGCACAATCATTCAGGCTGCTAAACCCGGTCGCAGAATTTGCTACGACGGCGAAACTATAAGCCTGAACGATTAAAAGGTCAATATGATGCGAAAAGATAGCATTCGCGACTTAAAAATACAAATTTATTAGAGCAGGTTAGTGTCGTGCAATAGATGTATTATTTGTGATGAAAAATAATGCAGAGGGATATTGTTACTTTAAGATGGATATCAATAGTCGATACATAAATTAAGTTAGCAATAAACTATTAACTTAAGAAATAATGCAGATGGTGAACTTATCTCTGACTTTTCAGCTATACACAATAAGTTAGGGATAGCTTATAAAAAGTTAATTATTTGATATAAGTCAATGGGAGTATTCTTGTTTACTTTCCGTTCTCGTGGTAACTTCTCGCCGGTTTTTGTTTTTCTGGGATGATTCTTATGTCTAAAAAGTATACTTTATGCGCTCTTGTTGTATCTGCAATTCTTCTTTCTGGGTGTCAATCTAGCGGTGCTGATTATGCTGCCGATGTTTATGATACCGCTCAATTGAATTCGAAGCAGGAAACAAAGACAGTCAATATTATCTCTGTGCTTCCAGCTAAAGTGAAAGTTGATAATAAAGCTAATAAAGAAGCGGCACAGACATTTGGTGCGGTACTGGGAGCTGTTGCTGGGGGCGTTGCCGGTTATAATGTTAAAGGCACATCGACACTGGGTGCTGTAGCTGGCGGTACTGGTGGTGCGGCTCTTGGTGCAGCGGCTGGTTCTTTGGTTAGTGATAAAACAATTGTTGAAGGTGTTTCACTGACTTATAAAGAAGGAACTAAGGTGTTCACTTCAACTCAAGTTGGTAAAGCATGCCAGTTTACAACGGGGCTTGCTGTGCTTATTTCAACTAAAGATAATGAAACTCGAATTCAGCCAAATGCTACTTGTCCAGAAAAGAAATAATTTATGAATAAAATTATTTTATTTCTAATCTTTTCTACGTTTAGTGTAGGCACTGCCTTGGCTAACTCGTTGCAAAGTCAAATTGCTGCTATTGCTCAGGCGGAAAATGAAGGGCGAGCTAAAGAGCAGCAAGCTGAGGATGCCAGAAAAGAACTTATTCGCCAACAAGCACAAGCTGAACGTATTAGAAGAGAAAAAGCAGCATCTGCCGCTGCTGCACGCGAAAAACAGCGTGTTGCTGCAGAAAATGAACGTAGAGCGAAACGAGAAGCCGAGCTAGCAAATGACAAGAAGCGAGATCAAGCTTATGAGGATGAGCTTCGCAAGCTGCAACTCGAAAGCATGAAACTCGAACTGCAAGCAAAAGCGGCTCGTGTCCAGCGAGAAAACGATTTTATAGAGCAGGAGTTGAAGGAGAGAGCAGCTAAGACAGATGTAATTCAGTCTGAGGCTGATGCAAATAGAAATATTTCTACAGGAAGTAAAGATTTACTGCAAAGCGAAGGAAAAGCTAGAGAGAAGAAAGCTAGCAGTTGGTGGTAGTAATCACTACGATTGCGAGCATACTGTCACAAATGACAACTCGTAGAATCTGTTAACAAACTAGATTCTACGAGGTTTCAATGACACCACGACAATTACTCGAAGACGTCAAATCCCGCTTCACACCTTTGATTGCGGATGAACTTGCCTTACTGGAATCCCTGCTAAGAAAAGCATTGGGAACCTACCAGGATAGGGCGGGACACATCAAGCGGATACGCTTCACTGATCAGACCTGTAAATCACTTGCTTGCCCTGCTGATTTTCTTGCGCTCGTATCGGTTACGGATCATACCGGCGATCTTGTCTACTCCGATGTTTACGATGGGAATATCGAGCTTGAAGATACTCATCGAGCGGTATACCCGCTGAATGTGTCATATCTGGCTAATTTACGTGATATGGATCTGGATAATGGGGAAGTGCCACCTGAAATCATTGGGTTACTTTCTGACTATCTGGAAGTGTTAATCGCGATACCTAACACTGATCGCCTGCGAAGAATATCTATCGCGGGGAAACTCGATGCCAGCAATTTATCCGACGAGAACACGCTGTATCAGCGAAAGCTGGATCTGGAAGAGAAAATGAGCGCAACAAGGGCAATTATCCCGGGGATTGTTCTTTTCTCATCCATGTTGAAGTGAGGGGGCTGATATGGGGCTTAATGTTGCTTCAGTAAAGTCTTATGTATCTTCGGCATTAACGACGACATTATTTGGCTCCGGCGTTGGTGAGCGGGAAGTTGGTAAGCTGACGTCAATCATCATGAACAAAATGCTGTTCGCGCAAGGATGGCAGTTCTCTGTCGAAGTTGATGGACTGGAGGGGGCAGACTTCTTTGCCAAAGACATTACCTACCACGATTACAGCATCGAATATGAAACGATTAAAATCGGCGGAGGGAATATCCTTCAACCAACGGAGCGTTCGCCTGGGCAGATAACAATGATGGTCAGGGATACCGTTGATGGCCTCGTTTTAGACTGGTTTAAGACGGCAAAAAGTCGGGTGATCAATCCGGACGGTACCGGGAATATACCGTCTAAATATTTGCTCAATGTGCGTATTTATCGGTTGCTGTCTTCCGGCTTAACCAAACTGGAAAATGAGATGACGGTATTCCCGGTCACTACCGGCGATGTCACCTATGCGCGGGATCAGGTTACGGAATTTAAGTCATTCCCAATGACCTTCGCATTGCACAGCACGTTTAACCAATCCTCAAGTTCTTTGGCTTCCCTTCTGGGCTTTAGTTTTTCTCTTTGAATTAAGGAGCAAGGATGCTTTTACCCCTTTTCCCGCTACCATCGCGGCCAACTGAATTGATCCAGTTCCGTCAGCCAAATATTGCTGATGCGATGCGTTTCAACTCGATAACACCGGAGGAACAAGAACAACAGACAACGGCGTATTTAAAAGCCTTGCTGGCTGAACCCGCGAAACATGATCCCCTGACATGGACGGCGCAGGACCGGATTACCGCGTTATGGTGGATATTTACCGGCTCCCGTGAAACACCGGTCGAGACATTCACCTACACCTGTAAACATTGCGGTAAAGAGCATTATTACGATTGCGATATGAATGCTCTGGCTGAAGATATCCAGGTCCTGGAAGTGGAACCGTTCATTGACGATATTGAGGTGTCTGTAGAGGGCGTGCCTTATCAATGGCGTATCGTGCCGCTTGATGGTTGGGCAATGGAAATGCTGGAGATGCGCCGTGCAGCATTGCCACCTGAAGACGACGCGGAATTCAAAGAAGCGATCGTTGATTTGCGTTTTTGGGAATTCGCTTATCAGTGTGAACTTTATAACGATGTTAGCGGTACTCGTGAAGAGCAGGCTGAGCGTCGTTATGAAACGATCAAACGGATGGCCATTGATACTGAATTTATGAAGCTGGCGGCACACATCCGGCTGGCTCATGAAAAGCTCGAACATGGTTTACCGTGCTACATCGATAAAGGCGAAATGCGTCTTCGTCTCCCGCCGCACAAATGCCCAAACCAGGATACAAAGGAGTCCACAGAGGGTGCGTATACCCGTCTGTGGGTGCCCTTTCGGGCTACCGACTTCATTCCACAGGTGGGGATTGAAAAGCTATCAGACCTTAGTGTCCAACCTGGTTTTGTATGGGGGTATACCGATTCAGGACGCTGAAAGGCTCACTGAATCCTATGCGTTTTTCCTGTTGGAGAAACTGGAAGAAAAACTTAAACCGAAGCGGTAGGCGATAAGATCATGGAAAGAAAAAACGCCAACATTGACGATGTGATAAGG